CTTTCCCAAGTCACCCTACCATTTTCCCTACGAAGTTATCCTCGGTACTAAAGGTTTGATGATATCCCACTTGTGTACTTGAGTTCAATTCCCCTTACGGGGTTTCAAACCGCAGTCTCCTCAACACAGGGGAGACCACTTTATCCTACTTTCGTAGTTTATTTAAGGACCATACACGGCCCATTATCGTTTATCAGATTAAATGTCTCATAATCAACCCGAAGGTCTCATAATCAACTACTGAACGGATAATTAATATTACCTATATACTTCAAAGGGGGTATTTAGGTATTTTCAAAGAACGTTTCCCCGTTTTAAATCTCACATTTGAGATTTGTTTTACAAAGTTACGACATTTTTCTGTTCTTGTCAAGTAATTTGTTTTATTTTTTTTGAGACTTGTATCTGAATCGTTACCTATCTCAAATCTTTTACAAACTTACGACATTTTTTTCAAAGTGTCAAACTTTTTTAGAGTTTTTTTCTTGTGAAATATAAATATCTTTAATATTTCAAAAGTGATACAAATCTAATACTTTTTTTTTAATTTGCCAAGGCTTTTTTGATAATTTCTTTGAGTTTTGGAGTAATTTTTAAATTATCCACCTCACTTAACCCAAAATAACGGCATTCAGTATGTTCAAACCCATCTTTTGCCTTTTCTAAATTAGGTTTTTTTATTGTTGAAGCCCTTGTATAAAATACATGTAATATAGATGTTATTACCTTTTTCTTGTTTGAATTAAGAATTGATGTTACATAAGAAACTTCTTGGGGATTCAAAACCAAATAAGTTTCTTCCCTAAATTCTCTTACCGCAGCATCTTTTAAATCTTCCTTAGGATTAACCCCTCCACAAGGAATTGACCAATACCCTTCCAAATGCTCACCCGGAGCTCTTTTACAAAGCAAACACCTATCTTGATATTTAACTAAAATACCCGCTACGTCTTTCATAATAAGAAATTAAAATTGATTATTTTAAAGTCAACAAATATTTCAACTTGTTGATTAGACCCATAATTTCATCACGTAAATTTAATAAGTCACTGTCTTTTGTTTTGTCGTACTTATTGTTTAAATCAATTAAAAATTCAATAACAGTGTCACAGAAATGAGTTGGGTCCAATTCTTTTAAATCAGAAAGTATTAAACTTACTTTCCCTTGGAAATCAGGTCTTCCATGTTTACCCATACAAATTTCAACAAATTCATCAATCAAACCGTCTAAATCTCCGTAAACAGTTCCAAAAGCATTGTGTCTAGCGTATGATTTTGTTTGCCAATGATATATTCTAAATTGATTTTGTATTGTCAAAAGTTCAATAATAACCTGTTCCATAATTCTTTTATTAATAAATATATCATAAAATAAAAAACGGAGGTCATTGCCCCCCGTTTTCAAATTCTAATTTTTGTTGTTTCTTTTGGTCAACAAATCCTTGTATTCTTTCTCTAGAAATATTTGCATAATTTTCAGATAATTCAATCCCTACCCATCTTCTATCATTAATCTCGGCCGCCACACAACTTGTACCACTTCCATTAAATGGGTCTAAAATAATATCATTCTTATAAGATAAAATTTTAATTGCCTTGTTTGGGATATCCATTGAGAATGTTGCCTTAGTTAGGGACCTTGTGTCAGCAAAATACTTCCACTGACCAAATACTAACTCCATAAACTCTTTTTTATCTTCATCCTGATAAACCATCTTGTTCTTACCTTCTTCAGTTACTGTTGGTTCTCCCTTCCATTGTGTTTCACCTTTAACTTTCTTAATATGAACCTTCTTATAAGCCAATACAACACATTCTTTTGGATTATAGATGTACGGACTAGATGGACTCATCCAACTTCCCCAAGCAGTTGTTTTACTTCTGTGAGGACTATCTTCTTCTAAATCAACTACACCAAAGAACTTAAACCCAATCTCTTTCATAACCTGATAAACTTCAGATACGAAGAAAATTCTACCTCCCTTTGATTGTCTATTAATCTCATAAGGAATGTTTAAAGCGATACGTCCATCGTCTTTCAATACTTTATAAGCTTCAGTTAACCATTGTCGGGTAAATTCCAAATATTCACCAATCTCCATGTCATCATTGTGAACATCATAAGCGATATTAACACCGTAAGGTGGAGATGTAACAATTAAATCAACCCAACCTTCAGGCATTTCTTTCATCACCTCAATGCAATCTCCGGTAATAACTTTATTAATATAATTTTCAATCATTATTTTCTAACTTTTCAATGTGATGTTGTAAATACCAAAGAGCTTTTTTCAAATCTTCCAACTCTTTTTCTTTGTGTTTTTTACCAGCTCTAGAAATATATTTCACTGTGTTACCTAAACAGAACCCAAGGTCCCAAGCATCAATTACTTTTATTGCTTCATATGGATTTGAGACTCCTCCATAGTGTTCAGGGTTATTTACCATTTCTTTTTGTTGCGACATAATATCCTTTTCCATATTCACTTTCTTTAACTAATCCATCCTCAATTAAATTGTCAATTCTTTCTTTAGTTTCATTTAAACCAACTCTAAGAATATATTCAGAAATATAATTGATATGTATTGGTGTTTCAAGTTTAGCTAACAGAATTTCTGTCGGAGATGTATTTTTTCTCATATGTTCTAAATTTTTGTTCTACTTCATTAGTGGTAAATAATAAACAATCGGATTTTAAAAAATATCTAATCTCATTCAAATTTTTACAAATACTGTCTATCTGTAACTCCCCAACAATTTTTTTATTAAAACCCATATTACAAATATACTACGGATTTTTCAAAACAACAATAGTTTTAGCTTGCGTAATATATGTAAGTAATTTTCTTTTAAAGACTGGTAATAGTGTGTTTTCTAAAGGTAACTCATTTTTTGATGATAATTCAAACACCGGTAATTTATCATCCTCATCTATTTCACGTAGTATTTCAAATACATTTTTTTGACTCACATCTTCATAGATTATGTTAACTCCATTTTTTTTATCAAATCTGACAACATCAGAAATTTTAACATTGTATCCCCAAATGTACGTTGTTTCGTTATATACAGTAAAAAAGTAACCCTTTTCGATAGTGTCAAATTTTTCAGTATTAATTATATTGATAGATATTGAATCGTAAGTTATTGTCCAAAGTGCTTTAACGATGTTAAAATATTCAAAAATTTTTTGACCACAGTATTTTAAAATTTTATCAAACTCCTTAATTTCATTATCGGTCATATTAGGAATTGGGTTAAATTTTAAATCAGTTATGAGTATTTCATCATCAACGCTTTTAAATTTTTTATCAATTGTAATGTATTTTGAGTCATTACTAATTGATTGTAAGTTAGCAAGATGTAATGACATTTCACTAAATAATGGATATAACTCAAATTTATCAATCTGTGAATCAGAATATTTAATAAAATCCATTAATTTATAATAGTGATATTCAAAATCAGGAGTGTGTTCGACTATCCACTCAGGATTTAACTTCAAGTGTTTTTTCTTTCTATTGTATTTCCGTTTGTCGGTTTTTTCCATATCAACCATCTATTTGGAAAATATAGTATGTTTCGTTATCAAACTCAACAGTATCTTCTGTACCATCGTATGAATTAATTGTATTCCCATATCCGTCAGTATCAACAACATCTTTAATTAACGCGCCCATATCAACAAAATCTTGCATATTTAGACCGTAATCTCTAATTGTTGTAGCAACATCATAAGTTTTATCCTCCAACAAACTCTCAACCTTTTCTTCAATCAAATTTTCAGGTATAGTTTTATCACTATCTTTTAACTCGTCCAACTCTTCATTTAATTCGTCATATTGTTCTTGTGATAAGTTCTCAGAATCTTCCAACATTTCAGTAATCTCATCAATTCTTTGTTGGACTTCTGAGTCAGAATATTCAAAATCATCTTCATCAAAGAAATCTTCTAAATTTTCTCTAACATAATCTTCCTCACTTTCTCTAAAGTAATTTTTCAATTCTTCTTCATCAATATGATTCTCAACAAATCCTGTTCTAAATCCTTCCAGTCCGACATCATCAATTAAGTTTTCAACTGTTTTATATGCCGTTTTTTCAGTATAATATTCATCACCAACCGCCCATGTTGCACGACTCTCACCATCACTCTCTAAAACTTTGAATGAATGTAAGAAATAATGTTTACCTTCGTAAATAATATCATAAATGTCAATACGACCTTCAATTTCTTCTATTTCGATGTCAATCGCTCTAAGTTCTGTTAGATTCTCATCATCTTCCGTCTCTTTCTCTATTTGTTCTCTTCTTTCTTTTTCAGCGTAAAGGTCCTCTAATCTTTGTGTATCTTCAGGTGTTTTCTCTTCATATACAGTTGATATTAAAAAATTAAATAATGCTAATGTGCATTTATCAACATCAGATAAATCTCCCCTTTCTTCAAAATAACCTTCCTCTCTTCTATCATTCTGAACCTCCTTTCTTCTTTGGAATTCTTGATAGATTTCTTGTTTTTTAAGAGGTGTATTATAATATGATATGTAATTAGCAATAACTCCTTGTTTAGTTCTTAGCTGACTGTAATTCGCATCAACACTACCATTAACAGTAATATTACCTAAATAAGTTGTATCACTTGGTAGTTTTATATTACCGTCAATAACAATTTGTTTTCCTTTATATTTTTTCAAATTATTAATTCTTCTTCCGTCATGGTCAACAAAATTCATTAACTCAATATATTTCTCAGGTGTTAAATGTACAATATCATTTTCAGATTCTAAAACCAGTTCTTTAATGAATTTTTTTATTAAGTTTCTACTATTCATATTAAATAAATACTGTTAAATTAATAACTATTTCCTTTTAATATTTCAATTAATAATATTTATAAAAAAGAATAAATCTAAAAAAAATAAAAATATGGGCTGTGGCTGTAAAAACAAACAAAATCCTGAACAACAGGTTAAAATTCAACAAGTTCAACAACAAAATGAAAGTGTACAAAATGCAGTAAAAAAAACTATTGAAAAATTTTATAAAAACAAACAGCAATAAAATATTTATAGATAATAAACTTTTAAAAAAATAATACTATGAAAAACGGTGGTGGTAATAACGGTGGTGGATGTGGTTGTGGTAAATAATCAATCCAAATCTATTAATTAAAGAATTTAAAAGGGAGAATATTCTCCCTTTTTTAATATTTATAACTATGGAATTAAAAATGGGTGATACAATTTACATCAAAGGGTTCATAAATGAAGACCCTGAATTTCATTGCTGGAAACACATGAAAGACTTAATAGGGTTTCCAACAAAAGTTTGTCTAATTAGAAATAGTAAAATATATGTTACCCACCCAATTTTAGATGTAGTCAATTTTAATGAAGATTGTGTTAATTATGAAATTATTGATAGCGGTAATTTAATACACAATAAAAAATTAAATGAAGAAGAACAAGAAGAACTTAAATTAAATAAAGTTCAAGAAAAATTACTTAGAATCCTTAATAAATTTCAAAATGGGGACATCGATGTTGATTTTATTGAAAATGCAATAGGTGGTATAGATAAATTTTTTAATTTATTAACAAAAAACAATCTTCTTGGTTACATTGACCCTTTTTCAAGTGATTGGGATGATTACCAAAATCAATTATTTTATTTATTCTATGAAAACGATAGTTCATTTGTTTGGACAATAGTTGATAAATTTATTTCAGATGTTACAAAAATTGGTAACGATTATTATTTTGACACATCCCCTGCGGAACTTTCAGGTTTCTTTGAAACAGGTTATCGCAGTGAAATGAGTAGAGATACGATTGAAAGTATTTTACAAGGTGAACATGATATGAATTTTTGGGATGTGACTGATGATGTTTATAGGGACGTATATACTGAATTAAAAAATGAAAATAAACAATTGGTTAATGAAAGAATTGTATTAGAACTTAGAGATATGAAAACAATAGGTACCGACACCGAATTACTTAAAGAAATTGCTCGGGAACAAGGTCGTAATGACGTTGAGTTAACCGATGATGTTATTTCTCGAGTACTTGGTGACGATGATACCATTGAATATCTAATCAATAAAGAATTATATGATGTTAGAAGTGATTTATATAGTTTATACCAGGGTTGTTATGAAGGAGTATTAACTGAAGAATGGTATAAAAGTTTAATGGGGGAACTAATTGGTTCTGTAATTGATAATGGTGAAATAGATGACTATTCATACAAAAAACAATCTTTCGATAAAGATGGTAATAAAGTATCAAGAACATTTTACGGAACAAGATACAAAGCAACAAACTGTATATATAATGTTGTTTCAGAATGGTTAAACGATAACAAAGATTGTAATGGTACTTATTGCGATACAATCATATATTTTGGTAGTTACGAAAGATTATATTCAGATTTAATTGATGATGGTGGTCGTGATTTATTGAGAGTTCCAAGATTAGACGAATATCCCGACCATAGGAAAGTTGATAGTTGTGTTAACGGAAATATCGGAGATTACTTTTAATAATTGTAAAAATCAATTTACTATTTATAGTCATTTTTTTTCCTACTAAATTTTAACATGGAAAAAATGGAAGTATCAGTTCGCCAAAATTTAGTTAACGATTTTGCCGATTATCTATGTAATTTAATCAGTGAGAATAACACACATAAAACAAGATTATCAGTAGTTGATGTTGAGAACTTTATGGTAATTAAAGGGTTTACTGAAAGTTCTGAAGTAATATCTCCCAACAAAATATCTTCTGAGTTTGTTGAGTCGGTTAAAAACAAATACCCATATTTAAAATATATTAGTACGATTGATGTAATATCATATAGTTGTGATGAAAAAGATTTTGAAGATGAGGTAATCTCATATTCCACTAAAGAAGTCCCTCAAATCAATTCAGAATTAAGTATTTCAGTATCTTCAAAATTCCCTCACGGTTACTCTGAAAATTACCTTAAACAAACTTATAATCATCTGAAAGAAATATCTTGTAAATCTCAACCGTATTTTAAATTTAGTTGGGTCGAGTTAACTTGTAAACTAACTAAAACAGATTTTGAAATTACATCAATAAAATCTGATAGTTATTATACATCAGAAAAACTATTGTCAATCCTAAAAGATAACTACGATGGTCCAATTGATGTATTGTTAGATGAAAGTAGGTTATTGTTAAATTTATTTTAAACTCGTTTAGAGTAACCTACTATCTGGTAAAAGTCTTTTTTACCTTCACAATACTCTTTAACCAAAACCAATAAGTTTCTAAACATGAAAGCCCCTGGTGTTTGTTTTTCACATTTAGAAAATAACTCAATAAAGGTAGTTAATACCTGTAGTGGATAATATCCTTTATCCTCAATCATAATGTGATTCATCCAAAATTTTGTAGGACATTGTAACTTATAATTGTTTCGTTCTTCCTCACTATTAAAAGGTTCACACTCATCATACATTTTAATCATATCTTCAACATATGATTTAACTCTTCCCTTATCGTATTGAGCCTTTGCAATCAAATCTACAATCCAATGAGTATGTGATGGAGTACGTAACCGTTTACCCTCTTCTTTATATTTTACAATAAAGTCAAGGTCAGGTCTAGCTCCTCTACCTCCCTGATAAATCGCAATTGTGTATCGTTTATCAATTTGCCAGTAAGTCAAAGGGGTGTGAACCACCCCTTTCTTTTTAAAAACTAATTCTTTCATGTAACAAATATACTACAAATTTTCTTTAACAATCTTTAAAGCTTCATCTAAATCTTGGAAATCTCTCTCAGGTGCGAAAAAATCACCTTTTTCAGATGCAACATCTAAAATCATAAATGCTGGAACAAAATCATTTTGAGTCGCTTCTACAAATAAATCGTACTCATCTTTAAATTTATGAATATCTCTTTCTTTAAATTTGATTCTATGTTTTGTTAATAACTCTTTAAATTTTATACACCATGGGCATCCTTCCATAGAATAAACAATCAAAACTTTAAGTGGTTTTCTTTTTTTAATCATAGTATATATTGTTCTGACATAAGTTTTATTTCACTTGCTGGTTTTAAACCTACCGTAGTAGCTGAATCAATTCCATTTTTGAAGAATTTCATTACAGGTACACTTCTAACATTCATTTCCCTTGAGAAGTTAACATCGGATTCTACGTCAAATTCGTAAACAGGTACTGATACTCCAGACTTGTTAATTTCTTCAGTTAGTTGTCTACATGGTCCACACCAACTTGCGGACATTTTTAAAATAAAAGATTCTTTATTATCAATCTTACTTTTTACTTCTTGTGAGCTTATTCTTTCCATAATTTTAATGTACTTAAAAACATTTTTAGTTCGTTTATTTTTTCGATATCATAATAGACCTTTAATTTAAAAATTGGGGTCTCTTGTTCTCTTGATAAATACAAAATCAATCCATTTTTAAGTTTGAAGATTTCATCATAAATAATTTCTTTACTATCAGAAAATTTAGAATTTATAAATAAAATTTCATAATCCTTAGCATTTTTTAAAATGTAGTCAGGACTTATCTTATTATCCAAAATTTGAATTCTTGATAGAGTGCTATCTATCTTATCTACAATATCCTCAAATTTAAAATCAAAAGTCAATTTCATAAAATGGAAGATAATCCATTGTTTCGTCTTTGTGAAGATTATTCCATGACAATATTCCATCTTTATCAAAGATAAAGTCATATTCTTTCGTCCCACCACCACTTATAAACTTAGCAATAGGATTCCCCCACTTTTTCAAAGTCACGGTTTTTAACCTAACATCTAAATCAAAAATTGCACCATGCCAAGTATCATCTAACACATTATTAAACCTTCCAAGTGTCTGAACTCGTTTAAAATGGACTGGTTGATTTTCATTCATACCAAACTTACTGATTGAAGGTCTGTATTCGATTGATGCTCTCTCACCATCTTCCTTACGAAGTGATATAATTAATGATGAAGGTCTATCTTGATAAGTTCTTACACAATTAGACTGATGTACTGATTCATTAACATACTCTTCACTACTTTGTAAAACAACAGGGTTAAATACCATACCATCTTTTGTTATAATTGGTTTTGAAACTTGTTCAACAAATTCATTGGAATACTCTCTTGAATATTTTCCTTTGGTATAGAAGTCAACTTTGTCCGACCAAACACTATGTTCAGTGATTAATTCTTTTAATGTTTTAGACATCCATTTAATCGGTTCATATCTTGATATGGTGTCAAAAAATCTTATGTGGTCGTAAAAAGTATGAATGGACGAATTAGGGTCTTTCTTACATAATAAGTAAGTAAGATAACAATTAATCATATCCCTTTTACCAAAATTTTCAAAATGATACACCGCAGGTTGAAATGGAGACTCATCACCTTTGACATTAAAGATAATACATAACTCTTCTTCAGGTCTTTGTAAAATAAAATCTTTACCGAATATGTGTATCAAACTCTTAATACTTTTGAAACAAGGGTTTTGGACTTTATGTAATACTTTTTTAATTTTCTCTGAACTTACATTATGTAATTTCATATAAGTATCAATCATCTTAAACCCATTTTTCTGATAGTCTTTTTTAGTTGGTTTTGGAAACACCTCGTAATACCCTCTCCAATTGTCAGGTTTCTTAACCCCTTGTTTGTCTAATAAACATCCAAATAAAGACATAGGTAACTTACTATAGTTTAAAATTCTTTCAGCCCCAAGTTTAGACAAAAATACATTAATACCTTCAATAACATCCAAACCATATGTTTCAGAGTCCTTAATCCCATTCATAAAAGAATGATAACCATCCGTAGTTAATGACACCGGAAATGAGTTTCTTCTAACGACACTACCCTTACCCTTACCTCTTTTTTTATGGTATTCAGTGTTTTTACCTACAGTAAAAATATTGGTTTTTTTATTAAATGTGATGTAATTTAGTTTAGTACTTTTTCTAAAAAATACTTCCCCAACCTTTCTGTGTTTACCACAGTAAAATACTTTTAAGCAAATCTTATCCTCATTCTCCTCAACAACAAAAGTACTTCTATATACAGTTACCTCACAAAGAGGGTTACCATAGTTTTTTTCAAACTCTTCTTTATCACCATTTACAGATTTATCAAATGTATAAACATAATGCTTACCATCAAAGGATTCTTTGGCGTGATACCTATCTTTCAAACCAAATGGTTCTAAAAGAATACTATCGGCAACCTCCCCTACCGAATTGTAGGGGAGATAATAACCGACATAATGTTTTTCATTGATGAGTTTGAATAAGTTCTCCATTAGCAATATGTTTCAGCAAGTTCCCAAAGTTTGGTGTTAATTAAGTTGTCCATATTTAAGGATTGGATTCCCTTTACTGTTCTAACGTTACGACCTTGTTGTTTGATGAATCCACCACGAATTAACTTCTCTTGAACAACGTTGAAGGTGTTCCATAAGTTGTCTTCTCGGTCTCCGTCACGAAGTGGGTCAATGATTGTCTCCAAAGTCAAAGATGAAATGTCTTCAGTGTTCTTCCAACGAATTCCAACAGCCTTCGATACAAAGTCAATCTTTCTGTCAGTATCCATAGTCACTTCCATCATACGATTTACTGACTTTTGAATTTTTGGAGTGTTTAACACGAACTGCTCAGTAATCATCTCAACATCACTCATACTCAAATTTAAGTGAGTTTGTTTCATATCTCCGAATGTCGATACAGGAACTGTAAGACCATTAGAACATACCAATCTGTGTAGTCCGGCTCCAATTTGAAGAGCTGATGTACCATTGTGTGAGTTAGTGATTACCGCCTCTAATAATGAGTCACCTACTTGTGGTAAATCTGAGTTACGAAGACGAATTTGGTGTTTACCATAGGCGGTCTTACCAACTTGTTTTGCCGAACTAACTTGCCAACCATTTTGGATAAATTTATCTACCACATCAATAGTGGGAACCATTACATAACGGTCAGATAATTTTGAAAGTTTTTCTGTTTGGAAAAGTGAAGGTACGTTTTCTTGAAGTGACTCTATGTTTATCATATTATTTGGTGTTTAATTATGAGTACAAAGATACATCAAAATTCTAATTCAACCAAATAATTCCGTAATTTGTTTTAATAACAGGGACTAATACTTCTATCTTTTCACCCTTTTTAGTCATTTCGTCGTACATACCAACTACAATATCAATAAGCTGTTTTTGGGTGAGTTGTATTTCCTCACCCTTTTCAGCGTTTTCGTAAACTTTTTCTCTTAATTTTTTGTAGAAAGCATCCTTATTCATTTCACCGATAAGGTCAATAAGGTCATTAGGATTTTTTTCAAAGAATCCTAAAAGGTTGTTTAAATATATTTCAGCTTCTACATTATTCATAATCTAAAATTTAAACAACAAATATAAGAATTTTTTTTCAAATTCTAATTACATAATGTAATAAAAACCATCACCTTGGTCGTCAAGTTTTGATTTCAACTCTTCAGGAATATGTACGTTTTTGTTACTGTCTTTTAAGTTAATGAAAGCCAAGTTTTCAAAATCTCCAACACATGCCGGAATACTCTTTAAATTAGGGTTATTAGGTAACGCTAATAAAGTAAGTTGGTTACAATTACATAAAGTTTCAGGAACTTCGTCTACACAATTTTTCAACATTAACGCCTCCAAATTGTTAAATCTTCCAATACCCATTAAAACGTCAGATTTCCATCCTAAATTTCTATCACTTCTATTTTGAATCAATAAATGTTCAACATCGTCAGGTAAGTTATCAAAAAGTTCTTTAGGTCCGTAAATCGCAATAAACTTACCTGCTGAACTATCAGGAATATTAATTTCAACCTTTTTACCTCCCTGAGTTTTAAATCCTTTTGCAAATTCAGGTTTTAAATAATCAGCAATCTCTGCAAGTTTACCACCAGGACTCAATAATTTTACTAAATCTTGGTTGTGGTCATGTCTATCCATAAACTGATTAGATGGGAAATGGAATTGATATCTATCGACAGGTAATTGTGAAACTTGTCCACGTTGTTCAGCATCATTAGGTAAAATTACATATAAAGGACCATCCTTAATATATCTTTCAAAATAAGTCAACCCAGGTGATGATGTACACCATCTTGATTCACCTTTATCATACTCATGTTGTCCACCATAGAAACATGCAGCATCTTTACCTAATTTATCCTGTCTTTCAATTTTAATGACAGTCCAATTAGGACCTTTAAATACAATGTCACCACCAGGATGTGAATATGTCGTAGCAGCTTGTTTTTTCTCTTCTTTACTAGCTTTAACTTTTTCTAAAGAAAAATCTTTAACTAAGTTAAATAAAGTTTCAGGAGTTAACTTATTAATATCTCTTGAATCTTCAGGTAATCTACCTTTATATTTTTCAAATTTTTTGAGGTCAGTTGTTGTCTTATATAAATCCTCCAAAAACAAATCTCTGAAATTTTTCAATTGTTTTTTATACTCAGGAGTACCAACTTCAGCAGTAATAGTTGCAGATGTTGGAGCGATAAAACTTTTCAATAACCACTGTGTGTATTTACCAACCTTCACATTATCCATTTGTTCAGGAGTTAATGTGTCAATATCACCTTCCATACCTCTTGGTATTTTAGTATCTGGGTCAGCAAATATCAATGCTTTTAATATTTCAAACGGAATTTTCTTACCTTCCTTCTTATCTTTTTCAGTTTTTTGAACAAGTTTGTCATATAGTAGCTTAAATCTTGAATTTTCGACAATAAGCGACTTTAATAAATTTGTAAATTTCATCTTTTGAGTTTTTACAATAAATATATCAATAATTCATAATTAACAATTCCTCACCCATATTTTGTGATTTTCCTTTTTTAGCAGCGGCTGCCTTAGCAAATTCTTTTTTCTCCCATTTATATTGACTTTCAGGAAACCAAGTGTGTAATAGTTCAAAATCATAATACGATAGTGAAAATTTTCCTTGTATATTTTTTAAAGAATTCGCAAGACGCTCATGGTCATCTCTATCAAAATCATGGTTTGAGTAATAATTTTCAGTTTTCCAATATGGAGGGTCAAGATAAAAATATGTAGTAGGACTATCAAATTCTTTAATAACATTTTCAAAGTCACCTAATCTGAAATGACTTATTTTATTAAAATGCTCAACCCATTCAGGTTTAGATAATTTATCTCTGAATGTAAGATATTTTGATTTGTATTTACCTTTTAAATCAATAAATGAACTTGTTTCTGGTTTTGAACCACTGAATACCTGAGTTAAAACATAAGCGTACTTAGCAGCGATATCATAGTCAGGGTAATTAATTGCAAATCCCTCCCCAAATATTTCTTTTTGAAAATCCTGAAACTGTTCTTTGTAAATTGGTGGGGTCACTTCCTCTCCTTTTTCCTGACAGGGAATTCTATTCACCGCAGATAAAAGAACTTCGGGATTTTGAAGACACATAAACAAATTGTAATTAAGTGGATTAAAGTCGTTATAAACAACTCGTTTAAGATTTGGAAATTGTTTTAAGTCCATATTAAAGAAACACCAAAACATCCCTCCAAAAGTCTCCACATATGTTTCCATATCTTTTGGGTAAAACGGAACAATCCATTTACCAATTTTACTCTTACCTCCAATATATGATAGCATAATTTTTTTGGTAAAAATATAACATTAAATATTAGAAATATCAACTTTAGAATTAAAGTGACATCAATTTTTTAAGAAGGTCCTCTTTTGTTAACTGTTTTTTGAATTTCTTAACAGGTTGTTTTGTCTCGACAACGGGTTTAACATTTTTTTCTTCTTCTTGTTCAAATACTTGAACTTTTAATTTTGGTTTTTCTTCAACTTGTTCTGAAACCGTAACATTCACTTTTTTGTTTGTTTTAACGTTGAAGTCTGAGGACCATGGCTCAAAATAAACATCATCAGCAATAACTTCAAGTCTCATATTACCTTTTGTACCTTCAGGTAAAAAGTGTTTTGTTTTTGGGATGTTAACTTCACAAACTCCATTATTTTCGATACTACCATTAAACATGTATGACATGTCATTTGTTTCAACAACTAATCTAACTTTAGACTTAGATAAGGAAGTACCTTCAATTTCAATATTACAATTGAATTTATTTGGTTTGTCTGTATATAAATTGTATCCCATATCTTATAAATATATCAATCTTCATTAATTTTAACATTGACTTTTATAAATTTTTCTTGAGCCATTGCAACTTCAATATCTTTAAGTTTTATTTTAACTTTTGTATTTTTATTTTTATTAACTCTTTTTTCAAACTCTATCTCATCAACTTCTAATCTGACAAAAAGTTTTATTAAAATTTCCTTTTCATCGTCTGTTAATTCTTTTATTCTTTCTTTAGTTTTTTTGTAATTGTCCCTACCGGCACTAACTACATCTAATATTTTTTCAATAATACACCCTTCCACCCATGTAAAAGGGGTATCAATCCACGCAAAAGGTGCGTCACTCCATTTATAACAAACAGTTGCCATACTATTTATAAATAACTTAAAATTTGTAAAATTAAAGCATGGCCGATATTAAAAACCAATTAATTAAAGATTCTTATAATTACGTCTTACAATCTGACTTATCAACAGGTATTGTTTATCGTATCGGTGGAGCCATTCCTGTTAATCCAATCTTTTTATCGGGACTTACTATAAATAGTGGATTTACGTATTCTAATGGAACTGAACAAAATGGTTATGTATTAACTTGTGATGCTTCAGGTAACGCCAATTGGGGTCCTGCTGGAGGAACAACAGGTGTATATCTTCCGTTAAGTGGTGGAACTGTATCGGGGGGGACTATATTCCAAAGTGGACTAACTGCTAACACAATTTCAGCAACAACTTATCAGAATTTACCAACCGATGTTTATGTTACAGGAGGAACTTATACAAATGGAGAAATTACCTTTTTAAATAATACAGGAGGAACTTTTACGGTTACTGGACTTCCAATAGGAGGACCTGGAGGTCAAGTATATTATTTAAATTTATCAAACTCACAACCACCATATAGAGAATTTAGTCCAAGTGGAACAACAAATTCACAACAAATAACGGCTGTTACAATTAACAATGGAGTAACTAGTACGATTACCTCATTTCAAACACCAACTGGATATCCAAACGCATCTCTAATACCTGCAGGATATTGGAGCTTTTATCTTCATTCTTTCAAACAAAATAGTAACGCATCTTTTGATATATTCTGTGAGGTTTATTTAAGAACCACAGGGGGAACCGAAACTCTACTTGTTACAACTGACCCGGCTCCAGTAACTACAAATTCCCCAAATCCATCAATGCAATTAACGGACGGATATTATTCGGGTTCATCAATAAATACAACTGACAGAATTGTTGTAAAAGTAAGAGCAACGAATACTAGTAATCAATCACATTCAATAACTTTAGTCACTGAAGGTACCCAACATTATTCTTATGGAATAACACCATTTTCAGACAATTCGGCTTTGACTTGTGGTACATTAAGCGGATGTTCAATAATTCAAACAATTCAAACCGATATAAGTAATAAATTTGATAAAAGTGGTGGAACTATTAATGGCAACTTAACCGTAACAGGAAATACTTCACTACAAGGATTAACTGCAACTACAATATCTGCAACCACATATCAAAACTTACCATCATCATTTCAATCTGTAAGAATTAGTGGTACCACACAATTCTCCGCAAATACTGGAACTTTTATAAATTTTAGTGGTGTTAATATATCAATTACTTCAGCGTCAACAAATACATTAGTTTTTAGTGGGTCACCTCAGTTCACGGTGCCAGGTTCAAACAATCAGGTTTTAACATCTGATGGTAGTGGAGGCGCAGTTGCAGAATCATTGTTAACATTTGATGGTGCCGCAACCTCACCAACGTTGAATGTGAATGGTGTTCGTGTTGGTAGAGGTAATTTTAACGTATGTACTAATATATCAATTGGTGGTGTTGCATTTAGTGGAGTGGCTCCTGGAGGGAATAACATTGCGATAGGACAACAGTCACAAACAAGTAATCTTGGACAAGGTAATACATCAATTGGGTATAAGTCTTTAAGAAGTAAAACCATAGGTGATTTTAACATATCCTTAGGTCATAAATCTATGTCCAGTTCTCAATCAGTATGTTATGGCCTGAATTACAATATATCCATTGGATATAAAAATATGTACCAAGCATGTGGGAATAATAACATATCTATGGGGAGTTCTTCTCTTTATAATATCTCTCAATGTATGTTTGGAAATATTGCAATTGGTGATAAATCATTACGTGAGGGGACTAGTATTTCTCGTAATATTGGGATAGGTACTAATTCTTTAAAAAAGTTGTCTACAGGTTATTGTAATATCGGTATAGGTGATTATGCGTTATATGGTTACGGATGTTCAATTAGTTTTTCTCGTAACATTGCATTGGGTTTCAAAAGTCAAAAAAATAAATGTGCAGGTGATGATAATATTTCCTTAGGTGTTACATCATTGTATTGTAATCCCAACGGTTCCAAGAATATTGCAATTGGGACTAATGCTATAAGACAAAACTCGAATTGTTTAACAAGTGGTATTGGTAATATTGGAATCGGATATGATTCTTTAAGAAACAATACTTCGGCTTCAGACCATAACATTGCAATTGGTCAGGCGGCATTGTATTACAATACAGGAGCACAAGGACCAAAACCTGATTTTAACGTTGCAATTGGTAGGTGTTCAATGTTAAATAATAATAATGGTTGTGAAAATATTGCAATTGGTAGAAGAGCTTTGATGAGTAATTCAGGATGTTATTCCAACCAAGGTTGTGGTAATGTTGCGTTAGGTAGAGGTACAATGGCCAACAATTTTACGGGTAATTATAATATTGCAATAGGTAGAAGTTCTTTATATAGTAATACTACAGGTGTACACAACATTGCGTTAGGTAGAAATTCAGGTGGAGAAATTACAACAGGTAGTAACAATATTTCATTAGGATATAACTCATTATACTATACAAGTACAGGTAGAGACAACATTGCAATTGGTAATCAGGCGTTATGTTATAATACTGATGGGGTTAGAAATATTGCGATAGGTTATCAATCACTTCGTAAATCGGACAAAAAATCTGATAATATAGCAATTGGGCCCAATACATTACATGATTGGGTTGGTGGTGAAAGTAGACTATCAAATATTGCAATCGGATTGAATTCCCTATATGGTGGTACAACAAACTCAGGAGCGCCGTACTACACAACAAATTACTCAAAATTTTCAGGTAATATTGCGATAGGGCAAGAATCTCAATCTTGCAACTATTATGGAAATTTAAATGTGAGTTTAGGACATAATACTCTCACTTTTAATGTATATGGCAGTGAAAATGTTGCAATAGGTAGTGGTGCTCTATATAGGGCTAATGGAGGTAATAATAACATTGCAATAGGGACTAAATCAATTGGTTATACTGGTCCAGTACCTGTTGGAAATCACAACATTGCTATTGGATATTATAGTTTTGGAAGAACGTCTTGCGGTGGTAGTTATAATATTCTTTTAGGTCTTAAATCAATGTATGGAAGTAATGGTGGTTCTCATAATATTGGATTGGGCTATTGTGTTTTATTTTCTAACTATGGACAATCAAATATTGCACTTGGATATAAATCATTATATCAAAACACCTCAGGGTACCGAAATATTGCAATTGGTAATAATACAAATTCAGGAAATTATAATTATTCAATTATTCTTGGTGGTTATGCTACGGCAACTGGAAATAATCAATTTGTTGTAGGTAGTTCCTCAATTCCTATTGGTACTATAACAACTGAGTCGTGCAGTTCCTCAAGGACTTGGGAAATAAGAATTAACGGAAATTCTTACAAAGTTTTATTAGCTTAACTTTGACATTTTTAGTTTTGTGGGTTAATATTAACCTATGAAGAAAATATTTTTTAACGCATCATTACCAAGAGCAGGGTCAACATTAATTCAAAACATATTAATGCAAAATCCTGAAATTTATTCAACACCAACTTCAGGAGTGATTGAGCTACTTTTACAAGCTAGAACCATATATACAACAGGTGACGCATTTAAAGCACAAAATCCTGATGAAATGAGAGAGGGATTAAAAAGTTTTTGTGAAAAAGGTTTAACGGGTTTTTTCGATAACATAACTGATAGACCCTATGTTATTGATAAGAGTAGAGCGTGGATAGGTAACTATCATTTCTTAAAGTGGTTTTACGGGACACCTAAAATTATTTGTATGGTTAGGGACCTAAGGGCAATTTTCTCTTCAATGGAAAAAAACTATAGAAAAAATTCACATAAAGACCCTCTATTAGTAAATGTCAATGAATTAAAAAATATGACAACAACATCAAGAGTTGACCATTTTTCAATATCTCCCCCAATTGGTCCATCATTAGAATGGTTATTTGAGTCAATTCACCAAGGATATGACAAAGATATTCTTTTTGTTAGATTTGAAGACCTAACATCAAATCCTGATAAAGAGTTAAAACGGATTTACGATTATTTGGAGATACCTTTTTATCAACACGACTTTAATAATATTGAGCAGTTAACTATTGAAAATGATGTCATACACGGAATTTTTGGTGACCACTCAATAAAAAATACATTATCTCAACCAAAAGAAGATTATAACGAAATATTAGGTGCTGATAATAGTAATAGATTATACGAACACTATAATTGGTTCTTCAATAAATTTAATTATAAATAAGCTTTATGGAAAACGATGAAATACCAAACCCAACTAAATCAATTAATTCAGCCTTTAATTCGGTGACACTAATAAATGGAATTATTGATGGTTCTAAATTACCAACAGAAAAAATTGAAGTTAAAAAAACTACAGTCGAGAGAAATTACAAACATTTAGAAGTTATGAAAAGTAAAGATTGGTTTATGTCAGCATTAACTGAAACTCAATTAACGGAAATAAACGATACGATTCAATCAGGTAAAACTTATACACAACTATGATTTATTGGTTCACAGGTCAACCTGGCTCAGGAAAAACAACATTGGCGAATGCTTTAATTGAGAAGTGTTCAGATAATTGTATTAATGTTGATGGAGATGGTTTGAGGGAGTTATTTCAAAACTTTGATTATTCACCTGAAGGTAGAATTAAAAATATCCAATCTGTTGTTGATTTGGCTCGTTTTTTAGACCACAAGGGATTTACAGTTGTAATTTCTGTTGTTGCTCCTTATAAAAGAATGAGGGACTCATTAAAAGAAACTAATGAAGTTTGTGAAATCTATGTTCACACAAGTGAAATCAGAGGTAGAGAACAAAACTTTGTTAAGGAGTATGAACAACCAACTGAAAACTTTATTGATATTGACACAACAAATAAAACTATAGACGAATGTCTTGATTTAATACCTTTTAATAAAAAATGAGTAACTGGGATAAAAAAGTTCACGTTCAGTCATCTTTGAAACCAAAAGATGGACAATTTGCAATGTTTGTCGGTAGATGGCAACCACTACATAAAGGACACCAAGAGTTATTTAAACAAGCGATGGATGAAGGTAAGAATGTATTGATTTGTATCAGAGACATTGAACCTGATGAAAAAAATCCATTCACCGCTCAAGAAGTTAAGAGTAATATTGAGTCACACTATTCTGAATTGAGTGATAGAGTTAAAGTGATGGTAATACCTGATATATGTTCAATAGAATTTGGTAGAGGTGTTGGGTATGATATTATTGAAAGAATTCCCCCTCAAGAAATACACGATATTTCTGCAACTAAAATAAGAGAACAAATGAAATTGGAAGGTAAACTATGAAAAAAATTAAAACATTTCAAATAAGATTTAACACTCACTCAACTAATGAATGTGATAGATGGAGATTGATTGAGAATGGTTCTGAAATTTTAGTTTCTGATATTGTTGTTGATGGTCACACTTATACTACTAAAGACTGGATACCTGAATTAAACGAATATAAATGGCATATCAGTTGTGAGGGTCACTGTGAGATTAAAAACACTGTAGCATATATAACAACAGTTAAACAAGAATCGGTATTAACCAGACATATTTTAAAAACAATATCTTACAGAATTTTAGGTACTTTAATTACCGTAGGAGTTGCGTACTCATTGGGGGCATCAATTGAGTTATCATCGTTATTAGGTGTGGGAGAATTGTTACTTAAACCAATTGTTTATTTCTTCCACGAAAGAGTATGGTATAAATTTATAAGAATTGGTTCTAAAAATTAATATGGAAAAATATATTGTTTGGCACATACAGGGAGGATTGGGTAAAAACATTGCCGCCACGTCTCTATTAACATCATTAAAAGAGAAATACGAAGACAGAAAAATTGTAGTAGTCGCCTCATACCCTGAAGTATTCTTAAACCATTCTTCAGTTTATAGAGTATACAAATTAGGTACCACTCAATATTTTTATGATGATTATATTAAAGATAAAGACACAATAATCTTTCGACAAGAACCATATTATCAAACAAATCATATACTTAAAAAATCACATCTAATTGAAAATTGGTGTGACTTACTCGGGATTGAGTATACCAATCAAACACCAAGTATTAGTTTAAATATTTCTCAAAAACGTTCATTGTCTAAATGGCAAAGAGAAAAACCAATATTACTCATTCAAACAAATGGGGGCGCGTTTAATTCAAATCAATCTTATTCATGGACCAGAGATATCCCATTTGATGTGTCATCATCAATTGCTAATAAATTTAGTGAAACACACCATATAATTCAAATTTGTAAAAAATCATCAAGACAACTTCCAAATGCCGAAGTTATTGATTATGAATTGTCCGCAGTTGATTTATGTTTAATCATTTTATCATCAGACAAAAGGGTGTTAATTGACTCATGTTTACAACATGCTGCGGCAGCTCTAAATCTTAAATCTAATGTTATATGGGTAGGAACATCACCAAATAATTTTGGATATAGTATACATAATAATATATCACCAAAGTTACCAACTGATACAGTTAAGTTAATTGACTCATATCTTTTTGACTATTCATTTGAAGGTCCAAATCATGAATGTCCTTATATGTCTATTGACGAAATGTTTGATATTAATAAATTGATTAGTTTGGTAAATTAATTTTTTTTATTATATTTGTAAAAAATATAATCAAATGAAAAACTTTATCTTATCAATTCTTTTCTTTCTTTTTTCTTTACCCTATTTCTCTCAAGACATTGAGTACGCGAGAGCCCGAACATTTAATATTGGTTACCGTGACTTTAGTACAAATGAAATTGTATGGAACGGAACAATAAATGATTGTGACATTCTAATTAAACTTACGGATTCCAAAGTTACTATTTTTAGTAAATCTCAACAAGATTATTATGTTGTTGGTAAACTTGCAGAACAAGATAATGTTGCCCAATACCGAATGCAAGATTCTAGTGGGAATAGTTGTAACTTCTATATGGGACCTTCTGAAATTACAGGAGTGTTATTTATGATAATAGAATATAACGATTACGCTTGGATGTACTTAGTGGTCCCCGAAGCTAAGAATTAAATATTTATTATTTAATTAAACTTTTTATTATTAAATTAAAAATAATAAGTTATGATACAAAATACTCCAAAATGTAAAGCATGTGCAAAAATCAACGATTATAAACCATGGTTAATAATGTTTCAATTATTCAGTTTATCCATGTTTATATGGGGTTGTGTTGAATGTACAAAATGGATTTTATCCTTCTTTTAATTTTTTGTATTTAAAATTAAATTTTATATACAAGTCACTAACTTCTCTGTAAAAACCTTTACCTTTAACCCGTAAAGGTTTTTTTGTTTCTAAATCAATCGGAAAATCAATTTGTAAATTTCCGTTAGGATGTGGAATGGTAATTTTATCATCGTTAAGATTTTCGATAGTAAAATCATAGTTATAAACTAAATCAGGTCCTATTTTCTCGAAGTTATTTTCAGGGACAACCTCAACTTTAAATAATAAATCACCGTATGAACCATTAGCATAGTCACCACCTCCATGTGATTTAAAGAAAGTACCGTCATCAACTCCACTTGGTAACTCAATATCGATGTTTTGCATTTTTACCATAGTTGTATTACCATTACAAGAATAACAAGCCTTAGTGTATTTAAAACCTTTACCGTTACAAGCCTGACAAGTAGTTTTATGTACAGTTTGGAAAAATCCATTCCCAACTCTCTGTATGAAAAACCCTTGTCCCTGACACGATTTACAGTTTTCTTTGTCCCCACCAGTACCATAACAAACATCACATTTGTCATGTCTCATATAGTTAACTTTTTTTCTTCCACCTTTATACGCCTCAAAAATACCAACTTTTAAATTAACAATTTTATCGGGATTTTTTCTTTGAGCTCCCCCCATGTTATTAAACATATTTGAAAACATACTGAATGGGTCAAAACCATCCCCTCCACCACCAAATGGATTGTTTCTCTGTGAATCATACTGTTGTTTTTTTTCAGAGTCACCTAAGGTCTCATACGCTTCGGAAATTTTTTTAAATGTTTCCTCATTCCCACCTTTATCAGGATGGTGTTGTACTGCTAATTTTTTATAAGCCTTTTTAATATCTTCTTGTGTGGAATTTTCTGAAACTCCTAAAACATTATAATAATTCTCCATATTATGTTCAAAATTTGAAATTAATATTTATTCTTTACATATGAATCAAAAAAAATTCAAAGTAGTTATTTTTAAAAATAATAAGAAAAAGAAGGTTGTCAAAAGTTTTGTAACTAAACAACGAGCATTATCTTATTTTAGTGATTTGTTAAATAAAAATTCACTTATTAAATTTAATAAAGAATTTGAAAATGGTAAACGGTGTTCTTATATGATTGGTTTGATTTTTGAAGATTTAAATTTAAATAGTAAATTTTTCTTCACGGACAAGTTTGGTCGAAATGTATCAATCACATCATCAGATTTCGAAATCATTAAACTAAATGATTATTTAAATGAAGATTTTTTATTTGATATCAAAAGAAATAAAAAGATATCATATGATGAGTTTTACAACTCAATAATAAATAAAAAAGAGATAAGTTTAATTTCAAAACTTAATAACAAAATTATTATTCAAAATAATGAATTGATTGAACTATTTTCATTAAAAAATGAAGATGACAGTGAAAGAATAATTAATATACTTTCAAATGAAAAAAAGAAACCGTACCTGATTTCTATAGATTTTTCAATTGAGCAGAGAAAATATCTTTATAAATTATTAGAAGATTATGGGTTTAATAAAAAGATGTTGTATAGGAAAACTACAACTCACCCTCGCGAATAAAAATAAAAGAAGTCATTCCAACATCTACTTTTAATTCAGAATCTTCTTTGTTAAATCCGACTTCTTTACAAACTTTTTTATAATTCTCATCATTTAACTCAAATAATATATTGGATTGTACCGGTATTAGACTTTCACAAGCATCCGCAATAAGTGCTAATTTCTCTACAAACCCAATATTATCTTGATTCTCCTCCATAATGTAAGTTTCTCTGTTTTAACTATATCTTCTTTTTTTAGAGTTTTAATCTCTTGTATTAAACTACTTTTATAATTTTCAATATCTAACTCATTCTTCAGTTGTGATTTCTGAAGTAGATTTAGTTCTGTTTCCACGTTTGAGTGTTTCATTTACAGGTTCTTTAAATTGGTTAATGTCAAACTTTAATTCTTTTAAGTTTTCTAATTTTTGTGAATCAAACAATTTTTTTAATTCACCAATTTTTTCATCAAGTAATCTTTCTTTTTCCTCTCTTTCAATATTAAAATTAATAATACCAATAATATTTTGGTACATTAAATCAACCCCACTTTCGGTAAAATCAGTAATAAATGATAATGATAATTCTTCTTTATCAGTTTCACCATTATTAATAAATTTATCTTCTTGTATAAATCTTTTGGGTAATTTCCAAGAACTAGGAAATAAAACATCAAAAACCAAATAGTCTTCCAATTTTCTTAACTGAAAGAAATAAGGTCCAATTTTTTTTAAGTAATCAAACATTTTCATTTTATTAAATAAGTTATAAAGTAAGAAATATTAATGTAAAGAAAAATTCTTTCCCAATAACCCACTTGTATTTTTTCAGGAACTGTTTTAAAAATCGAAAATATAAATCGTATTAAAAACGTTCCACTATACAAGAGTGAAAATACCCAAAAGAACTTATACAAAATATTAAAATCCATTATTATTTTTCTTCTTTTCTTTTTTCAAGAATTTCACCTCTTAAAGTTTGTAATAATGATTTTAATTCTTGTGATGTTTTTCTAGCTCTAGTCCCAGCACTATTATTCCCGTTATTGAATTTAGTGACATCACCTGAAAGAGACTCTGTTAAAGCTTTGATTTTTTCAATAGTTGTTTCCATAAGTTTATTTTTTTAAAAAAATACTATTTTTTTTGTTTATGTAAATCTAAATTTAGTACTTCGATTAAATGTTTTATAAATTGTTGTTATTAAATCTAAGTCGGATTTAGTTATTACCGTTCCAAGTTTAAATACATCTTGAAAAAACTTAATCATTGAATCTTTGATGTATTTATTTTTTTGTTCGTAATAGATTTCAAATATGAAGTCTTTAAGGAATACCTTGTGTTCTCCATCTTGTTCTATCATGATGTTTTCCTTTGAGAAGTTATTAACCACTTTATTCCAACACCATTCAAAATGGTCGTCTTTTTCATCTTTGGTTAACCTAATTTTAGTTTCTGCGTTCTCATCTCCATCATCCCCTAAGTACGTATCCATAATCATAAGGACTAATGAAACAACAAAATCCTGATAGACTTCGAGCCTTTCAAAAATTATATTATTAGATTCATACCAAAGACTAAACTCGTCTTCAGTAACTGGTTTTGATATGTAGTTAAAAAAATTCTCCATAGGGATACTATGGAGAATATAATAAGATTTAATAAATCGTGTATGTTATTGAGTTTTTTTATTGTAACTCATAAGGTTCATAATTTTACTGAACTCTTCACTAATTAAATTATTTTGTTCTTTTTCAAAAGTTGACTCTAACTTCATCATTAATTTACTTGCCTTATCCGTTTGTTCACCTGAAGAATCTTTAACAATTGGTTGAGCGGATTTATTATAAGCCTTTCTTTTAATTTTAGATAACAAATTATCTTTTCTAATCTTATTTCTTTTTTTGTTAACATCGGATTCTCCTGTGTTCGCCCATCCTGGATTGTTACCAGTTCTTGAAGAACCTTCAATATTATCAGTTACCCATTTCTCGTCAGGATTTATTCCATCATAATCAATGTTTTCAAGTGCCGCAGCCGTTAAATTGTCCACATAATCATTAACCGCATCGGAAGGGATATAAGCCTTTTTATCCATTTTAGCCAATTGTCCGTTATTTTTTGGAAAAAATTTAGGGTTTGTATTGTACTGTCCCTTTGAACCATCTTTGAGATATTCTCTCATTTTTTTATCTACGTCTTTTAACGCGTCACTATTTTCTTTCTTATTCAATTTTGAAATTCTTTCATATTCAACTGTACCTTTAGCCTTACCTGAAAACTTTTCATTTTCTTTCGCTTCAATAACTAATTCCTCAATCATATCAATCAACTCATCTTCAGTTAAATCCATTGTTGTGTTTTCAGTTAATGCTAATTTATACATAATTGACTCATTTTTAGCACCTGAGGTACCTTTCTTTCCCATTTTATTTACCGCTTTCTGAATAAATTTTTTAGCTTCTTCCAAACGGTCACTATTATTGGTTTTCGTCCCACTTTCATCCTCATCATCTTCCAATTTTTGAGTTAAAAGACCAATTATCTCATCATAACTCATTTTTCCAAAATTTTTCTTTCCAAATCTTGGGTGTACATCATCCATACCACCTAACTCTTCAATTTCAGATTTATTATGCTTTCTTAACATTTTAAAATCCTCAGAGTCAATTTTATTATTGTTATTTTTGTCTAACTTTTTTTGACCACCATATAGTTTTTCTTCTAATTCTGATTTGTCAACATAAGTTTTATTTCCAATTTTAAATTCACCACCTTTTTTGGTATCTTTCAATTTTTTTGTGAAAGCATTACCCTCGGTAAACTCGTCATTTTCTTTTTTCATTTCTTTATCTACATTTTTTATTTTATTCAACACTCCTTTTTTTGATAACATTATATCGTTACCTCTATCATCTTCAAAATGATAAGTTTGGGTTTCAGAATCACTCCTACCTTTTCTACCTCTACCTTTAAAAATTACTCTTTTAGGTTTTCCATTAACACTATCAAAAACATATGTCTGTTCATATTCTAAATCATAAGCATCAACTTCTAAAATATTAATTTTTTCTTCAAGTCTTGATGTCAATTCATTAATTTTGTCATCGATTGACTCATTCAAAATTTTATCTATGATAGTTTTCTTATTCATACTATATAAATACCACAATAATTAGCTTTTTAGTTTTTAGAGTATTCTCTAATTATAATTTTTTTTATAATTGACTCGTTAACTCCAAATTCTTTTGCCAATTTTTTAATAATATTTTTTATTGTACTATTTTCAGTTAAAGTAAGCGCATTAATATCTCCTTGATTACAGTAAGGAAATTTCTTACATTTTTTTTTAACCTCAACAAATTTACCTCCAGGAATCTGTGTTTTACTTCTACCTCTCCACTTTTTTGGACTCATGGATTTTGCTAAAAATGATGGTGTTTCATATGAACCTGAAGAAAATGAACTAGTCGCCTCTTTAGCTTCAACCTTTTCTAACTTATCATAATACTTTGGGTCCTCTGATAAGTGGTCTAAGGTTATGAGTTTAGGGTCCGCAGATTTATGTTCTTTTTCAACATTAACACCTTTGTTAAATTGTTTTTTTAAATCTTGATAAATTTTTTCTATTTGTTCTTTCGATGGTGAGTCATTTTTTTCTTTAGCGTACTTTTTAGATAAGTCTCTTAATTTAGCCATAATAGTTCTTTCAGCTTCAGTAATATTTTCTTGTACTTTACCTGACAGTGCGGTAACAAAAGCACCTGCACCTCCTGAAGATGCCGCCTCTTTATTCTCACTTTTCTTTTTCTTACCTTGGCAATGAGCTTTTTGACTAAAACCTTTAGGGTTGTTACAGTCTATACTTTTTTTGTACTTCTCAGACCATTTTTCATTAGTTTCACCTTTCTTCTCTTTTATTGAACTGATGAAATCAGATTTAGTTTTAACACCTTCAATTGAGTTCAAATCGGAGTTTTGGGCAGAAGCCGCTGCAAATTGTTTGTTTAACTCACTTTTAAAATTACTTGCGATTTTGTTTTCCATTTTTTTTAAGCACTTCTTAGTCTTGGTTCCCACATTGACCTTTGTGTCCACATCAATTGGTAAAACTCTTTGAATATTTTTATTACAATTTCTTTGGTCTCAGATTCTAGTTTTCCTCTTTTTAAATCTTTAGCAACCATATCTAACATTTTATCTTCAAACTGCCTAAGAGTGTTTGAATTTAAAAAGTCTTTAATCTCTTTTTTTACAAGAGTTTCAATTTCTTTTTTTTCACTTTGGGATAGAGCCATAATTAATTACTTTTTTACACTTGTCTTTTTTCTTGATGCTATCACTTTAGCCCACTTAGATTTAAATTTCTCGTAATAGGTTTGTAATTTTGTGATAGTGTTTAAAAAGTTATCATCAACCTGTAATGTGTCCCCTGTAATGTACAATCCGTTACTTTCACCTATTCTAAATTTAAATGTCATATCAAAATCAACAATTTTACCTGACCACTCAACATTATTTGAATATATTTGTAATGGACCAAAATTTGTTAAATCAGAAACTTCACTTACAAATTCATCCATAGTTTCTTGAAATACTGTTTTCTCTTCACTAGTAAGTTCGGTATCAGACTTTTTATTTCCGTAAATGATTAATACCCCTCCAGATATTCTATAAGCTTGGTCGTATTCATCTTTTGGGATTTCTCTATCAATGTCCACATCAATTTCATCTTCAATAGTTTTACCCAAATCGTATTTCTTAGTGATATCCCCTGTCGCCTCAAAATCCTCTTTAATAACATAGAGATTTTTAATATCTTTATTTTCTTTAATGTTTTGTTGATTAGAGCTAAGAGCCTGTCTTACTTTGGCTAAATGGTCTTTAATGTCATTATATGAATTCATCATTATCAAATTTTTTTGTTAAATATTCACAATCAAAAGATGGGTTTAAGTCCAAATATCTCTGATTAATATTACTTCTTATCAGTACACCTTCAAACTTACTGAACCCTTTTACTTTAGTATTATGTCCAATAAACCTTTTTTTTATGTTATTTTCAGTACAAATTTTATCTAATAGTGGATAAATAACATTTTTTTGTTGTTCAGTAAAAACGTCCCAATAAAGTTTATCTCTCCATTTTTTTTCAAAAACTTCTACTTCTTTATAAATATTACCAAAGCAGTCTTTGAAACCATTATTTTGTACTTCTTTTTCAAACCATCCTAAATTTTCTAAACAAACAACAATACTCTCATTATCTATTTCAGGGTTTTGAAAAAAATAACCGACATCAGTGTTATTCAATAATTGTAACACTGTGCCGGTTTTTGTAATAATATAGTGAGGGATTTTAGAGTATTCTTTTAAATACCGATATTTTAAACTAATTAAATAATTTGTAATATCCCTATTAGTTGAACATAATATTATGTTCTTTTTATCGTGTGTACCAAGAGATTTGAAAACACCATACTTATCTACCGTAAATTCTATCGTTGACATATCTCAAAGACCTTGGCGGATTTAAGGAATCGTTTATTGTGTTTTCCTCCAAAGTAATTTCTTTATTCTCATCATTATTCAAGATTGTTTCAGTATCTTCAGTAGTTGTAGAATTTTCAATATGCCCCATATATTTTTGGTTCAATAAATCTTGCAACTTATCTAACTCCTCATCAGATGGTCTAATAGGTTCTGTGGATACTTCTTCAGGTTCGTGATGAATAACATTAATAACCTTTTCTAATTTTTGTAAGTCCTCTTCTGTTGGTTTATATCTTATTTCTTCTTCTTGTTTAATTTTCTCCTCCATTATCTTACGGGCATCCTCGGTAGTTAACTCCACTTTATCATTAACTTCTTCAACTACTGACTGATTTTTTTCACTAAATTTAACCAACATATGTGCGAAAGTTAAAGATATTATTGGTAATAATCCACCGGTCAAAAAAGATAAAATTGTTTTATGTGAATTTAAATCGTTTCTTTCAACACCCATAGTCTCAAATAATCCTCCAGTCATATCAATCCAATCTTTAAACGATTGCCCTGTTTCGTCAATATAAGTGAATGAAAAAAATATGTTACCTAACATTTGTATTAGAGTCACAATAAAAAAGGGTAAGTAAACAAACCTACCCATATTAACAGAGACAGCCGCAAGTGCTGACAATGCAGCAATTTCAATACCAACAGACAAATAAATTGCCCAAGTAAATGGATTCGATAACCCGTAAAAAGAAGTTACATGGGAAATAGAAACAAAGGCAACAAGTAAAATCGGTATAACAAAAGCAGTTACGATAATGTTTTTTAGATTTTTAGTTAACCAATTTTTCATTTTTCTAATTCATTCTTATAATGATTTATTGGCACATTGTTTTTGTCAGATAATTCTTCAATCTCTAAAGTTTTCCAATTTGGAGTTTCTTTAATTAACTTAACCATCTCATCTTGTGTTACCAAAATATTGGATAGTGAATCTACTTTAGTTTTTAAAATTTCAACATCTTTTTGTGTTGATTTAACCTGACTTCCTGTTCCACATCCTTTAATGAAAATTAAGAATACTAAAACAAAAGTCGTAATCGGAAGATAATTTTTAATTTTGTCCATAACTTTTTTTTTAAAATTTAAATATAAATAATAAACAATAAATACTTCATCAGATATAATCGAACAACGATGAACTCTCATTACGTAACTTACGTAGAGCCTTTTCTTTAATCTGTCTAACTCTTTCTTTAGTTAGATTGAAATCTGAACCGATATCCTCTAATGTTCTAGGTGTACCTGAAATTCCATAATAGTCCTCAACAATTTGTTTTTCTCTTTCATCTAATATGTTTAGTATATTAACTAAACCATCTCGTAATTGTTGTGAAGTATTGAATACTTCGTCAGGTCTCATAGAATCCTTATTCTCAATCAAATCAATTAAAGTATCCCCCTCTTCATTGATTTGAGTCTCTAAGTTAATAGTGTATGGTAAGTTGGCGAATTTATCCTCCATTCTACCGTCAGTTTTTTCAACTCTCTTTTTTTCTTTATGTAGGTCTTGAACAACGTTAACGGGTATACGAATAGTTCGTGAATGTTCGTTAAGAGACTGTAGAATTGATTGTCTAACCCACCAAACTGCGTAAGAAATAAATCTTAAATTTTTAGACCAATCAAAATTATTCAGAGCTTTCATCAATCCAATATTACCTTCCGCAACCAAATCAGGAAAATCAACTCCTTGATTTTGGTACTGTTTTGCAACTGTAATGACAAAACGTAAATTACCTTCTAAAATTTCCTTCTTAATTGACTCTTTTTGTTTTTCTGAAATGTTTTCAGATTGCATTATTTTTGATAACTCCCTTTCTCTTTCAGGTGTCATCACTTTAATTTTCCTAATGTCTTTTAAGTAAAAACTAACTTCGTCTTGATTAATTGGAATTACAGATTGTTTATTTATCATGTTTAATTTATTTTGAGTATTCATTTAATAATTTGATTTCGTTTTCAGTTAATGAGTCAATACCTGATTCATTTATCTTGTCCAATAATTGGTCCAAAGTAGGTACTTCAACAGGTATTGTCTGTGGTTTAAATAATACACTAAACAGTTTTTCCATAGAATCACTGATATCACTATCCCCAAACTTAGGTATGTCAGTCATATCAATTGTAAAATTTGTGACTTTATTGTCTGACTTTTTGTCAGTTTCACCAAATAAATGACTATGAATGTCCTCATCCATAGAAAGAATCATATTATCATTTACAGGAAAAACAAAAAACATTGCGGTCAATTTAGTTATTGATTCTTCAAAAAATTTACTAATTCCATCAGTATCCAATGAAGTTTCAAAGTTAACTATTATCCCAGCGTCTCCATATTGGTACCTTACGTCTTTTTTAGATATTTGTGAGACACAATCAATTATTAATTTAATGTGAGGCTCAGTTTCCTTGTAATCCCCAAAAGCAAAAAGTATATATTCCATAATTTTATTTCTACAAATATACGATGAAAAAACAATATCCCCAAAGAATTATTGTGAAACTTTGGAGATATTGTCTGTTTTTGAAATTTTGATTACATTATCCGCCCAATTTGAAATCATTGGGTTGTGTGTAATTACTAAAATGTTTTCAAAGTACTCTTTAATCTTAATAAAGAACTCATATACCATTTCCAAGTTGTCGTTGGAAATCTTTCCGAACACCTCGTCAAATACTGTAATGTTTGGTTTTGGTAATGAACATACTTTGGCAAGTACCGCTCTTAGAGCGAGTGATGCAATGGTTTTCTCATACCCTGAACCTGTTGTCATAAGTTTTTCAACTTGGGTATTGTTATCAATCATCCAAAACTCAACCTCATTCTTTTCACTAATACGAATTTCTAATCTGAAATAACAAGAGTCCTGTAATAATCGTTGTAACTCTGAATTGATAAGTGGCATCATGCTCTTCATAATTCTCTTAGCAATACCATTCTTACCGAACAATTCCAAGTACAATTTATACTTCATTTCTTTTTCTTGTTCCTCAGCAATTTTAACAATTGTCTTTAAATTACCGTCAATTTTCTCCTCGTTTTGTTTAATTTGGAACTCTGAATTGGAGATACTTTTTTGTATCTGTTCCAATTCTCTTTTTAATTCTTCCAACCTTAAATTTGCCTTTATGATTTGGCTCTCGATTTGCTCATTTGACTTAATAACGTCTTGCATCTCAGAGTACCTTGATAGTTTTGACTCCAAAGTTTCTTTTTTAGTTTGGAATGTTTCTATTGTAGCTTGGTATTTTTCATAAACAAGTTTATTTTTTTCATACTCATCAAAGTCTTTTTTAAGTTTAACAAACCCCTGTTCTTTGTCGGACAATTCCTGCATTAGCCCTTGTATTTCGGTTTTTTGCATGATAAGTCCGTCAAGTTCTGCGATTCTAGATTGTGTGATTGCCGCGTTCATTAATTCAATTCCACAGTGTTCACATTTGATTCCACCACTCACAGAACTTTTTAACTTTTCAATTCCTGAAATGTTCGTATCAACCTCAACTTTTTGCTTATAAGCCTTTTGATATTCTTCTTTAATCTTGTCGTGTTCACTTTCAGTATAAAACTCTGAAGGTTCAACAATCTTAATTGAATCTCTCAATAAAATGTTTTGTTTAATCTGATTTTCAAACCCATCAATCTCTTTTTGAGTTTGGTCAGGGTTCATTAGAGTAAGTTCTTTTTCAACAACAACTTTTGATTTTAATAAATTGTCACGATACTCCTGACCTTTATCAATACGTCCATTAACATCAACAATCTTAGTTTGATTTTCCTTAATTGTATTTTTAATAGTTTCATTGGTAATGACTAACTCCTCATTCTGAGTTTTTAATGATTCAGTGTTGTAGATATTTGAAATCATAGACTTAGAAAATACTGAATAAATTTCTTTACCAGTTTCTTCTTTTCTTTTTAAGAAATCTAATCCTAAAAATCTTGATAAAACTTGTCCTCTTGCCGTTGGTTTAGCCTCAAGTAAATCTTCAAGGTTAGTACCTGTAGTTAAAATAGTCATTAAGAAGTCATCATAACTTCCAATAGATGTTTTGATGAAATTTTCAGTTTCTCGTCTTTGTTCTCCAGTAAACTTAACTAATGAACCATCAGGATATTTCTTAAAGAAATCTAATTCAGTTTTAACATTCCATTCACCTGCCTTTGATTTTTTACGTTCAAGTTCTCGAACAATAATGTAATCCTCACCATCAATTACAATCTCACCACGAACAGATACTTTATCTTTATCTGAGTACCTATTGAATACTTCCTCAGCCTTGTTTGTCTTGGTCGTAGTATTAAAGAATAAAAATAACAATAAATCAACAGATAGAACAGTCTTACCTCCAAAGTTAGGTGGGTCTGATTCAATTACAGTGATACCCCCTAACTTTTCAAAGTTAAGGGTTTGATTTTCACCGTAAGATAAAAAATTTGAAAACTCAATTTTCTTAATAAACCACTTCTTGAATGTCCCAACCTCTTCTTGTTCAGCAATCATTTTGTTGTTAACTGCTGAGTCAATTTTTAGAATATCTTCATAAAGATTTACTTGTCCTTTAGATTCAAGAATGGATTTCATAAGTTCATGTTGGAAGTTTTCATCCATAATATTGAATGACACGTCAACATTGTCCTGAACTTCTTCACTCTTTTTAAGTTTTGTAATAACATTTACACTAGTTGTGTTATACTTCTTTTGGAAGTAATGTTTCACATTCTTTAACTTTTCTTGTGTGAAATTTTCGGGAGCATCCTCCCATACGACTTGTACATATGGGTTTTCAAACTTATTAAAATCCAAATCTTTAATCATCCTTACTCTCTCTAAATTAAACGGTTTGCTGAACAGGTTCATTGTTCTCAGTGGTTCCTGATTGAGCCTCTCTAATTTTTTCAATTTGTTCCATCATCGCTTCGTTCATCATTCTTTGATAACGTCTTTTAGCGTGTTCTACTTTCATTTTCCAAGCCGCAACTTTCTGTTTGTGGTTTGGTCTTAATCTTGATTTTGGCATATATATTTGTTTTTAGTTATTTAATTTTACTTGGTCTATTTTCTTCGAACCATTCAATAAATCCATTTATTCCCCATACTGACCCTGAAGCCAATAATCCGTCAAAAAACCAAGAGAAATATGAGTTTAATTGGAATAATTCGTGGGTAGGGGAATAAATAAATAAACCTAAGAAAAACCCAATCCATGTAGAACAACACATCATACATGATAAAATACCAGATATGAATTTAGATGTATCAGACATAATCAAATCAGATTCCCCATATTCTTTTATGAAATTTCTCATTCCTTTAAAAATGGTACCATATACCATTATTGTGCTAAATCCGTAGGCTAATATTGCCCATACAATAAATGCTGTCATAATATTATAATTTATTTGTTAAGTTTGAATTTTTCATATAAAAAGCATAAGAAGTTTTTGTCAAATTTTCAAGGTCATTAACCTTACTTCTTAATTCTTTTATTGTTTCATTTTTATCTCCAAGTTGTCTATTAAGTTCCATGAGTGTTTCTTGAAGTTTTAAACACTCAATTTCTTTTTGGTTTTCAAGTTTACCTTTAAGTATATAAATTTGATTTTCAAGTTCTTCAATCTTTGAAGTATCCTCGACTTTTATTTCTCTTTCAAATTCTCTTTCAATTACATCAGGTAGGTTACCTTGATTTAATAATCCATATTTTTCAATATAATACCCTTTTCTCAAACATAATGTAATAAATCCATTTACATCATTTATTTCATTTAATTTACAAAATAAATTAATATCCTCAGAGTCTAATCTACTTAACTCAATAGTTAACGAGTTTTTCTTTTCCATTTTCAATATCTTCGTATGAGTTTATTCTAAAAGCAATAAATGGTTTTGGGTTATGTAAGTCAACAGTAACATATTCATCCTTTTCAACATCATAAATTCCATACCCATGTTTTGTAATAGTTTCACCATAGTTTTGTACAATGGTTGAACCAATCATATAAGCTTTCTTTCCACCAGGTATATCAAAGATTTGTCTCTTATGGATGTCACCACAAAATACCAAATCACATCCATCAAATTTTGAAGATTCAAATCCATCTTCAAATTTAAATCCTAAATTGGTTGTTAATCCTTGTACAGGACCATGGAACAATCCAATCTTAACTCGGTCTGATTTTTCAATCTCAGGTGGAATATTATGGTCCATAAGTGAGTACACACACCAATCAATATTTTGGTCAGGGTAAACACCTCTATTTTTATAATAGACCACCATTTCATTTTGTAGTGAATCCACCACTGGAGTTAAGGCGTCCAATCTTTCCATATTATTTTCAAGGAAGTCATGGTTACCAGGTATTAAAATTGTCTTAGTAATTTTTGAACATTCTGTCAATACCCAAGCAATAAATTCAACAAGCTCAGGCGTCATTTGATTTTTAGAATGTACTAAATCTCCAGTAAAGACAATACGGTCAGGAGCAATATCTCTCCACTGTTTGAAGGCATCTTGTAAAATTCTCTTATACAAGTCGTGGTCTTTAAATAAACGAATGTGTAAATCACTGAAATGAATTATTTTTTTTATCATAAGTCAAGTTTAGGTGAGTCTTGTGTGAAAGGATTTAATTCCTCATTAATATGTCCACACTTCAGACAAGCGTAAGTTGGAAAAGGTACGATTGTGTCATTAGGCGACCCTGTCATTAGTTTTGGGACTAATTTTAAATAAGTAACTTCTTTGAACTGGTCAAAGTCACACTCGTCACATTTAACAAAGTTCATTTCTCTTAAATTAATTCTTGGTTTTTCTAAATCCATTTATTTATTATTTTTAACAGTTTTTATAATATCGTAAGCAACATACACTGATATTGCAATTGAGATAATTCCAAATGTAATCATATTATTCTTCGATAAACATTATTGTTTGTGAAATTGGTACTCTGAGTACCGGAATTGATGAGTAACCTGAAGGAACCATAATATTATCAATTCGTTTCATAACTTCATAGTATCCTTCTCTTACCTGAACTGTTGGTACGTTCTCGTAACTTTCGTGATGTAGGTCACCAAAATCAACGGTAACTTGTTTGTTTTTTGTGTAAAATGTTAGTTTAATCATAGTGTTTAAATATATAACTTTTTAAGTTTATTGTCAATTTAAATAATCTTTTACGTTCATATTAAGAACGGTATCAATTACATCTTGTGGAACACGATATTCTTCATATTCTGAATCCTCACGCAATAATACGACAATACATCCATATAACCTAATGTTTTCATATTTTGTCCCCTCTAACATTTTTAACAATAATTTACCATAAAGTGGTAGCTGAACATAATAATGTCCTAATGCAGTATTTGGATACTTCTGAAACGGACTATACATTGACTTTGTGAAATTATTAGCAACAAAGTTTTTAGGTTTATTTGTTTTCCAGTCGGTTATTAGTAATCCAAATTCATCACCTTTCTTATTAACCACTAACCAAATTTTATCAGGTTGTCCTGTGTAACCAAGTTCAGGATGCCCCAATACCATCTCAGTATCTAATAAGACAACATCTCTACCTTCCATAAGTTTAAGATATTTTGACCCAGCGGATATCATACTATCCCCTTTTAATATTTGAGTAAAATCACAATCAAAAACAGGTTGTCTTACTTCTTTATAATCGCCATGTTTTTCAATTAATTTCTTTTCCAAGATATAGTGTACTCGACTACCCATATTTGTTGAGTAATCTCCCGCAGCCGCCCATTCCTCAATAAGTTGTTGTTTAACTACAGGGTCCCCTTTTGATTTTTTTTCCGCGGCTTCATCAGTCGGGAACTCAGGGTAAAACTTTTTTAGTACTTTTGATACTGACGGGAAAGAACTTTTAACTTCCCCATCAACATCTTTCATAAAATAAGTGTGAGTATCTTCAATAAAAGTTAACTCTAATTCATTTCTTTTTTCTTCTAAAATCTCTCTAATCTCAAGAGCAACATTTTTTAAATCCATTTTAATATTTCATTTCATAATAATAATCATCAATCTTACCTCTTAATTCGGCAACATCTGAATCTTTTGGTAGTTTTAAAACTTTAACTCTACCTCTTAACTTTCCACCATTTAATTGGTTGTATAATTTTTGGGCGTCTTTCCATGCGTCAGCGTCCAAACAAATAATCACATCTGATTTTGCATTGTCATAGATTGTCTCAAATAACTTTTCACTTAAAACTTTACCTAAAAGTATTACAGGATTTGGAACAAAGAATCCGTCGAAAACACCTTCACATAAATAAATTGTTTTATCCCAATCAATTAATCTTTCATTAAAAATTATCACTTCTTTTGGAGCTTCAGGATTTTTATATTTATTTTTTGTCTTAAACCAAGCTCTTGAAACAAAGTAGTTTAACTCACCTTCTTTATCATATGATGGTACAATAACCCTCCCCATATACTCTCCTTCTGAAGCAAATCCAATATTATATTTTTCAATCATTTGGTCCGTTATACCTCTTGATTTTATATACTTTAGAGCTTCTTTGTGAGGAATATGTAGTGGATTAATATCTTTAAATGATGTAAATTCTTTGGGTAGTTGTAATTTTGGAATAAACTTTTCTTTTACTTTTTGGTCTTCAGGTTTAAATAGGTCGTAAATCTTTCTTTGTCTTTTGGTACCAAATATGTCAATTAATTTTCCTAGCACTCCATGAGTTCCATTTGTTTCAGAACATGCCCAACATTTGTAGACGTGTTCATTAATATTAATTTCTAAATTACCTTTATTTTTCCCATCATCACAATAAGGACAATTAAATGAAATTTGTCCTTTTGAAGAATAGAAATGTTTTTCTTTCCCAAAAAGGTCTCTCATCATATCCACCAATACTTCATTTTCGTCCATACCATAAAATATAATAAAAAAGTTATTTAAATCAAACTACACAAACTTTTTGTTACTTCTATATTTATTTAAAAGTTATGGCAGTTCAAGTTACGGTTAATAATATAACGGGGTCAACTCCGTATGATGTATATCTTTGTGACACTTCACAAACAACTTGCATTTATATTAATCAAATTACCGATTCTCAATTACCATATAATTTTATAATACCACAACCATTTGATACTCAAAGTAATTATATTATTAAATTAATTGATGTTTATGGGTGTGTGATAATTAATAATTTTAATGTAAGTTAATGGCTTTATTACCAGGTTATTATAAAGTAAATAGATGTTGTAACGGTGTATCTCAAACTCAGTATGTTCTTTACGCCCCTAGCGGTATTCCTGACTATACTAATTACTTAGGTGATACTATAACTGTTCAAACAGGTGAAGTATATATAATTGTAAGTTCAGGTTTCACATCAGGTGATTGTGGAATAATTGTATCCTCACTTCCAGGACCTAATCCATCTCTTTCAACATACACTTGGTCTGGGTTTGTAGGTAGTGGTGGTTATGGACCGTGTGCAAGTTTAACTAATAGTTGTGCTAGCTGTACTGTTTGTAAATCGGAGTTTCTAATTTGCGAAGATTCCGGTGGAGCTGCCACCACTCCGACACCTACACCAACAAAAACAAAAACTCCGACACCAACAAAAACTCATACCCCAACAAAAACAAAAACTCCATCAGTTACACCTACTAAGACCCCTACCAAAACACCTACCAAAACACCTACCAAAACACCTACCAAAACACCCACACCAACAATCACTCCAACTAACGGATTTGTTGATTGTACAATTTATTTAATAGACGCTAACGCGGATAGGATTATGACACTTAATCCTAGCGCAAATACATATAATCTTTTAGGAACTCTAACACCTGCGTTATCTTCAAACGATGTCGCAGTTTCATCAAGTTATCTATATACTTCAAACTTAGGTAATACAATATACCGATATAATAAGACAACATTAACACTTGTTAACACTATTACAACAACAATTACGTTAGGTAGAGGTTTAGCAAGTATTAGTAATAATGTGTTGATTTGTAATTCAAGTAATTCAATTTATGAATTAAATGTAAGCACTTCAACAGCATCCAACACATTATTATTTCAATTACCAACAGGTTATTCAATCACAGGTGATTTAATTAAAACTTCATCAAACACGTATATAATGTCTGTAACAAGTAACACAGGTGTTAAGTACTTAAATGAATATGATGTTTCGGGTAATTTACAAAATTCGGTAAATTTAACAACTTTGGGATTGACTCAAGTTGAGGGTATCGCAACTCAAGGTAATAGTTTATTTTTAGTAAACAATTATTCAGTATATAGATTAATTTATAATGGTTCAAGTTTCCAAGTTATTTTCTTATACGACCTAATAAATGGTCAATCAATATCAGGAGCAGGTTCTTCAAGTCCTGGTTGTAACACAATAACATTAAATTACTTAATTAGTAACCCTGTTACACCAACTCCAGGTCCTACTCAAACTCCAACACCTACACCATCTTCAACGTCGGTTAATAAAAACGCTTATTATATATTACAAGAATGTTGTTCAGGTATTAATTACCAAGTGACAGGCGTAAATTGGGTAGGTCAAAGTGTGGTTCCATCAGTTGGGATGACAGTTCATATGTCAATTAAAAATTTGTCATTAGGAACTGAAATTACAAGTTGTTTTGTTCTTATTTCATTCTCAACAGTATTCAATGGAACGTTACCTCTTTATGGTCCTCCAACAGTCGCTTCAACTACAATAACAAAATACGGAGCGAATGATTGTGCAACCTGTTTGTCATCTGAAGGTATTACATGTGTTACACCAACACCTACACCTACAGTAACTAAGACTCCGACTAAGACTCCGACTAAGACTCCGACTAAGACTCCGACTAAGACTCCGACTAAAACTCCAACTCCTACTCCTACATCAGGAACTGACTCTTGTCCAATTTATGTTAATGCAGGAAAAAACATTTACATTAACAATCCAATCACAAATACAACAACATTAGTTGGTCAATTGGTTGGTGGTACAAATCAAGGTCCTGATTTGGCAGTATCTGATAATTATTTTTTCAGTTACCTTAACCATGTCATCTCAAGATATAATAAACAAACATTACAATTTGTCGATTCGAGAACATTAACATATAATGGTAACCCTTTTTATTTAGGCGCAGGGTTAGATTCATTAAATGATAATTTAATAATAACAGAATCAAATGGTATTTTATATCAAGTTAATTTATTACCAAATCCCGCAACAATAACTGAATTATTTCCATTAGGTGACGGTACAGGAATATCCTACTTAAATGGAGATATTTTAAAATTGACAAATGGTAAATATATTACAACAGAATATCAAACAGGGGGAGGACCTGTAGCGTATTTAGTTCGTCAATATAGTTCAGACAACTCAGGGACTATTGAAGTTGAAATAAATGTTGGTAGTTTAGGGTATAACGACATTTATGGAATCGGTATTAAGGCGGGTAATATTTATCTTTATCGAGGCAATAGTTTAGGCCAAGTATTACAATTAACATATAATTCAGGGTCTTGGGTATTAACCCCTGCAGGAGGCACTAGCGTATACAATCAAGGAGCTGCATCATTAATTATTTGTAATACAGTATCATTAAGTAATGTTCAAGGTAATCCATCACCTGCCCCCGCACCAATACCCGCATCCCCAACACCAACGATTACACCAACTAAAACAAAAACTCCAACACCAACACATACATCAAATTTAGCTCAAGCAACATCTACACCAACCCCAACAAATACACCAACAAAAACAAAGACTCCAACACCAACAAAAACAAAGACTCCAACACCAACACCAAGTACAACCTCGAAATCAATAAAACCAACATCAACACCAACAAGAACCATTACCCCAACTAAATCACAAGTTTGTACTTCACCAAACATATTATCAGCAGTTTATTTAGGTGGTGACCAATTTTATGTAACTTGGGAGACTACTACAGGTAATTGTAACATTGTTACTTTATATTATTCTTTTGATGATATAACATATTCATCAAGTACCTTTGGGTGTGGTCCGTCAGTGACAATAGCCGCGTCAGGATATTTGACAGGTCCATTATATTTATACACATTAATTACTTGTACAGGAGGAGGTACCGCATCTCCTTCAAAAGTATTTACAACAACCGCAGTTGCAGTAACTCCAACAATTACCCCATCAAACACCCCAACAAAGACACCGGCTAAAACATCTACCCCAACAAAGACACCAACCGCAACTTTAACTTTAACACCAACAAACACTGTCACACCTTCAATTACACCAACAAATAACCCAACACCAACAGTTACAAGAACAAGTGTATCTTTTAATACACCAACACCAACACCAACAAAAACTGTAACCCCTTCAATCACACCTACAATTACTCCAACAACATATACCACATGTCCATTACAAGTTTATACTGTATACACTAACGACCCATCGTATTCACAATATGATGGAGTTTATAATTTAATAAGTGAATGGAATGGACAATCTTATTATTGGAACTCATCAAGTCTAAATGTAATTTATTATAATACAGGGACTACAAGATGGTGTTTATCACAAACTTTAGATGGTCCATGTGTATTAGAAGGTAAGAGTCCTTGTTTTAATAAATGTCCTGACTTATGTGATGACATATTATATATAGGTCTTGTAACACCAACACCAACACCATCCGATATTACATGTTCTGATTTTTGGTTTGAAGCACAGTTTGAGTGTTCCGTTGATGGTAGTGGGTCTTACCCAGGATTGACTCCAACACCCACATTAACACCTACGGTAACTTCAACACCTACGTCTACTCCAACACCCACACAATATTGTTCAGGTAAATCAGTTGACGTTTCCGCAACAACAATAACTATATCTACCTCACCAACTCCAACAAAAACACCAACACCGACACCACTACCGTTTGACGTACCAATTGCCGGTACTGTTACTTATAACTCGTTTGAACAATTTTTGTTATGTCCAATCTCTAAAAAATTAGTAGATTGTAATTCTGACCAAATATTTTATGTTACAGGTAGTTTAGGTGAAGTCCCAATTGGAGCAGTAGTATCAGTTTATATTAATAATATTAGTTACTGTGTAACCTATGTTGATGTTGTTAGTACCGCACCAACACATTCACTAACTTCAGTGGCATCTGTTGATTTATTAAATTGTGTATTCTGTACACCAGGTATTAGTCCTTCACCGACTCCAACGTATACTCCAACACCAACTCCATCCTCAACATTAACACCAACTCCATCATTACAAGCTTACACGTATATTTATAGAGTTTGTAGAAGTTATCCACTAAGTCCAATTATAGTAATACAAACACAACCAGTTCCAAATGTATCATTAGGTCAAGGATTCACATCTCAACCAACTTCGCCTTCACAAGGTAAGAAAGTAACATTTATAAATGTAATTCCAGGTTGGAGCCCTAACTATCCTGCAGATATTGTACACACAGGTAACTATTTTGGGGTAGCATCGAATATATCTGACACACCAAACTGTCCTCCATCGACATAATAAATCGTAGTTTACACAACACATTAAATAAAAAAAGGGTCCTATTGGACCCTTTAAAATTTATTAATGTTTTTTTATTTTGAATTAAAATAACTTAAAACAACAGTATATGCATCTGTCATATCAAAGTTCTCTTTCTTTAAAGTATTGTTTCGAGTATATAACCAAGTTATTTGTGGTTCACGTTTCGCAACTAATTCCCAAATAACTTGTTTCTTATCGATGTCTTTCGGATACCCACCAAATAAAACAAATTTACCTTTATCATTTTCTTTAACCAATTCAGGAAATGCGTTTTTTCTAGAGTTATATGTAGATATGTATTCAGGTACTATACCTAACACATCATAAACCTCTTTAGTAATTAAAGTATTATATCGTAATAAAGTACCAATTGTGTAAACATTATTAGAATTAAGTAATGGTTCCTCAATAACAACTTTAACAATACCTAAGTTTTTATATTGTTCTAATTTTATTTTAAATAAATCAGATTTTTTTAAAAGCTCTTCTATTTTATCCTCAGATTTTGGTTTTGGTTGTGGGGAAATATGAGTTAATTCCAATAACTCTTTAGTTTGTAAATCAAAAAGTGCCCAACCTATTGTTTTGGTAGACACATCTAATCCTAATATTTTAGGATTGTTTTTAAGTTCTTTTTTTGACATTAAAAATCGTATTTAATCATTATCTGCTGTATACCACTTCTTTGAGTGGGTCTTTGCATTTTTGATATAAAAATAAGGTCATTCTCAGAATCGTAAAGACCGATTTCATTAAAATATGGAGTTAATGAATTATTCCAAGATGGATTACTACTATTCATAAACATACCCGAAGGTAAATTAATCCTATATTTCATTTCGTATATTGTAGCTTGGATATCTGTTTCAATATTTCCATAAAAATAATATTCATCTCCAAAATTTAATTCCCCTGTACTTCCAACAGTCGGTAAGTAAAGAACACTACCCATGTCATGTGTTGGTGCGTTATCATATAAAGTAGATGTAATTGTAAATGTACTAGCCGTTAGTCCTTGAGGTGTGATATACCCGTTAACTGTATATCCACTTAATTGGTCAGTAAAATCAATTTCTTTCCATAAATTTGGATTCGGTCTATCTCCAGTAGTAACTTTCTGAGCAATCACATAAAATTCCTCGGCAACGAAACCAACAATCCCGTCAGTGTTCATACATCCAAATTCATTACCAAAAATTAATGAAACATCCATAGAATAATTAGTACATCCACTTGTTGGTCCTATAATTTGTTGGTAATATTGACAATGTAATGAACTAGTGAAAGTTGAATTATTATAGAATCCATATGACACCCATAATGTTTCTGTCTCCGCACTTAATACTCCGTCACTATTTATATCCCCATTACATATATTAGGAGCAGTTAATGTTAATTTTGGAGCAGGTAACGTCCAATTCCTATTCGATTTATATGATAGTATCGCAATTATTTCAGGGTCATCAATTACAACCAATTGGTCATCAGGGAATACTTTACCAATTCTGCTAGGTAAACCTGTAGATGTTGAATGATTATCCCATAAAGTATAATATCTAATACCAGGGTTATTCATATCTGAATTTTTTGACGATAATAGTAATCCTTGTTCCATAAATCCTCCACCATTTACAGGTGGGTCAATATAAAACGTTTCACCTGAACAACAATTAGTACCCTTATGCCACATTACTGTAGGTATATGTAATTTAAAATTTCTAGCTTGTCCCGTTTCACCTGGATTATTCACGTCGTATTCCTCAACCGCAAATTTTTCACCGTAAAAATTATTAATAGATTGATTAGTGAAATGTATTACCGCGATAGATTTTTGTTCTTCAGGTGTCACTATTATTTTTTCATTATACGAATTATAATAATAAACATCAGTAGTTGCTGATTGTCCTAAAGAAGACATGTAACCTAAATATTCTTTAGTCCCAATATAGTCTTTTGAATTATAATAATTATAATCTTGGTATATTGCATTATTTAATCCCGCAATACTTTCAGACCATATTATATTCATATTCCATATAAGTGAAGAAATTTGGTCAGTATAACATAGTGATTCATAATTAACAACATCATCATTCCAATGTCCAGCCGGAGTTATTGTATCATATAACTCAGTCATACCTGAAGGGTATACCATTAATCTAGAATTTGCAGTAGTTGTAATATTTGTAAAATTAACACAAGGTCTATCTAAACCAATTAAATTGCTACCTGAATCATAATAAGTAACTCGATATGTTAGAGTAGGGTAACAAGATTGATAACATGAACAAAGGTCCGTTTGATTATAAAAAATTGTTATTAAATCACCAATCTCAATAGTTCCATTTGCAGTAGTATCACACGCCAATGGATTTGAGGAAGCTTCTACTAATATACCACCGTCAAGTAGTGTTGTATCAGTATCAAACTCGCTATTAATAGTATACGCTGAACAAGGTTGTACATACCAACATGTTGAGTCTCCAGAAAAAAACCCTCTAGGTTCCGCAGTATTATATATTGATACATATTCAGATTCCATGTAAGGTATACCATATGTGTTACCTGAGGTACCTTGCATGTAATATGGGTATTTAATATAATTTTTAGTAGATTGAGGGAACCCTGTATTATTTTGAGCATTATATGGTGGCATCAAAATTTTTGAAGTGGTTGACACTGAATTTGTAACACCGGTATAAGATACCTCACTATCCCCTACTTGGAAATACTGTATATTTAAACTACCTTGCGATATCTTTCTTCTCCCAACATCTGTAATTCTAGTTGAAATTAAACCTGATGTATTTTGTAAAATATAACCCATATATAATAATTATCAAAATCTAAATTTTATTACCCTCCAAAAAATTGTTGACCTAAATTAACTGAAACTTGAACTATGTCATTACCTATCGATACTGTTGAACAAGGTGCGTTATAAAGTTTTATGTTTCTTAATTGGTATTTCAATAAGTATTCATACTTTTTATTACAAGGAAATACACCATTTGGTTTATTACCTATTAGTATTGAATGATTGAATGATAAATCGTATGTATCGGTACTAATCATTTGTAGACCATTATACATATCAACATCTAATACAATTGTTTTACCTGATAGGGCTCCTTTACATCCCGCTAATGGGAAATTAGTAATACTCTGAGGTTGTACCACAGGTGTCTGTAATATTGAATTTTTTTCAACTGAATTACTTGTTCCCCAATTATAATAGTCTGAAGAATTATATTGAGGTGATTGGGTTATTTGACTTGTAAAACTTAAATCAAATTCAACAATAACACCGCTAGGTAATGATGGAGTGATTGTAATTTGTGCTAATCTACCATTTGTAATAGTTGTAGTATATATCGAAGATGGATTAGATGTCCAATTTGTAGTTGTGTAGTTCCCTGTTGGGTTACCAACAAAATTAACACTTATAACATAATTTTGATTTGCAATTTGTGGTACTGTTACACCAACATTAGATGTATTACTGTTATTATCCATAACATACAACGTGTAATTTCCTGATACCAAATTATTAAATAATGGAGAATTTTGATAAGTAATGTTATCAATTGAATATGTATACGGTGAAGAACCTCCGTTCGCAGTTGATAAAATACTTCCATTGTTAGTACACGCACCGTTAGCCGTATATGTCAATGCCAATGGTTGAGACGAACAAGTACCCTCAGTTACTATAACTGGTCCATTTACTGTATTTCCAGCACCTAAGAATGTCCAACCATTATTAGGTATCGATGACGTTGTTGTTGTCCTTAATTGAGGAGTTTGGCTACCACACATTACTAATCCAATGAATTCCCAATAACTACCATTATGTAATATGAAATATTGTCCATCTTCAGAAATCCAAGAGTAATGAGAATTGTATGTTCCATTATTAATAAATGTAATCAAATATGACTGTTCACAGTATGTAAATGACATACATAGATTTGGAATTACAGGATTACTTCCCACACTTCTTGATGGAGTCATAGTTGGCGTAGTGGTAGGAGTAGTGGTCGGTGTAGGTGTCGGAGCATAAAATCCACAAGTAGTTGTGGATGAGAAATCTCCGTAATAATCTGTAACCACCGCAGTATAAAATCCATAACTAACATTATTTAAAGTTTGTGAAGTTTGACCATTAGACCACTGTATTGTATATGGTGGTGTACCTCCTGTTATAAATAAAGATAATATACCGTCACTTGATGTTGAGGTACTTGGTTCTTGAACTGTCTGACATTGTACCTCCATTGGATAAATGGTAATAATATCACATTCATTTCTACCTGTAATACGTAAACTTGCGGTTATTTCAGGATATGGAGTTCTAGATACTGAAACAGTTGGTGTTATTGTCGGAGTGACCGACATTGTAGGTGTGACAGTTGGAGTTCTTGTAACAGTTGGGGTCGGTGTAAATCCCATACTTTTAGTTGGGGTAGCCGTTCTTGTTGGTGTTGGAGTTTTTGTTTTTGTTGGTGTTGGAGTTTTTGTTTTGGTAGGGGTTAAAGTAGGAGTTCTTGTAACCGTAGGTGTTGGGGTTGGGGATGTTGCACAACAAAATCCAGGAGCTTCGGAACAATTATTAAGTCCATTTAAAACTATTTCCGCAGTATCCGCACCATAATCATAACCTGAAGATGATGGACCTATTAAATTTTCAATTACAAAACAAAAACTTGGTCCTTCAACAGTATTAATATACCACATCTCACCAACCTGTCCTCCACTTGGCATGTTGATGATATATTGAGCTCCGTCACAACAACTAACAACTAAATAATTATATGGTGGTACAAACATAATTTTCTATATAATAAATAATACTAAATAAGTTTTATGAAAAATAAATCCATTATGGTTTTACAGTTACAGTCCAATTGTATGGGGAATTTTTTAGGGCCAAATAATATGGGTTAGATAAACCACCTGTCGGGGATTCAGGTTGTGGGATTGACGTTCCAGTAAATAATAAAGTTTTATTTGTTAATGTATTAGCGGTCGCCAATTTATAAAAATCCTCAAGTAAGAAATCTACCGCAGCCGTTTTTAAATCTGTCCTATAGAAATATCCGTAAGTAAACCCTGTCAGAGCCGAAAAAGAATTAGTCCATCCTGATAAATTAGTAGAAAGAGTGATATTAAAATTTTTCAGAGTTTTAGGAAAATTTCCTTGTATAAAATCTGACGAATCTTTAAAACCAGTTGAGTTCAAAGACAGAGTTACTAAATTTGTAACCGCACTTAAATTAGTCGCAGCACTTAAAGTCAAATTAACACCTAAATTAATATTAGTCGCCCCTGTCATTAATCCAAAATTAATATTAGTAAGATTATTATTATTAAAATCGATTGTTCGTATTGAAGACGGGAAGGTCTTAGTCCATCCAGTTAATCCAACTCTACTTATATCAAAAGAATTCAAATTTGTAGAACCTGTCAATTCTTGAGACCATTCAGGTATATAGTTACCAATCACAAATTGATTTTCGATTGAGAAGGTCACTAAAGATGTTGGAATATTACTAGTATAACCCGTTAAATCATTATTTTGTAATTCTAATGTTTGAATGGAGTTAGGAAAAATTGGGGGGATTGAAGTTAAATTATTATTATTAAGAGATAGTGTAACTAAACTTGTGTTTCCTGAAATTGAATTAAGGAATGAGGTGAGACTATTTTCACTAAAATCTATAGTAACTATTGACGTTGGGAAATTTTTAGTCCACGCAGTTAGTCCAACAGAGTTAGCCAAAAATGTTTGTAAATTTGTCGCTCCCGTAATTTCAACATTCCAAGTAGGTAATGAAGGGTTCCCAGTCCCTTTATTAATATTAAAGTAATTCATGGACGTTGGGAAATTAGAAGTATACCCTGTAAAATAATTACTATGAGCGGTTAGGTCAGTGATAGAATTCGGAAGTATAGGTGGTAGTGTATTTAATTGGTTTCTATCAACTCTTAAATTGGTCAATGATGTGCAACCTGATATAGTTTCAGTAATACTTGTTAAACTATTGGTATATAAATTTAATTGTGTCAAACCTGTATTATTTGACAAATCAGGTGAGAAATATCTAAATGAGTTTACACCTAAACTAAACCCTCCCTGTTGTTGTTCCATATCAATTCTGGAAACTTGTGTTGGGAAATTTGTTGTCCACCCTGTAAAACGATTTGCATGTAAGTCAATCCTTGAAACCGTAGTGCTTGAACTTAATGGTTTTATAAAATTAATATCACTTAATTGTCCATTATCATATATGTAAATAACACCTCCGCTTTGAGGTGGGGCAAAGTTAAGATTTGTCAAACTCGAGTTATTTGTGATAACAAGTGATGCGGGTCGTGAAGTTGTAGTATATCCCGAATAATTAATAGTCGCCGAAGTAAAATTATTATAACGATAATAAACATTCTGTAACTGAGTAATAGATGTTGGATTTAATATTTCAAAATCAAAAGTAGTTGCCGAGTTGTATTGATAAGTAAAAACATCAAAGGCGTTTGTCAATGCAAATTTAAAAGTATCGACAGTAGAATTAGTGATATATATTCCGTCTAAACTAGTAAATGCAGTAAAGGTATAATCATTCACAAAAATTTTAGATATTTTATCAACATATATATCCCTTAAACCGTCAGCGGAATTTGGAAAAGTAGGTGAACCATATCTTAAATCATATATTGTTGTAATATAATCTGAAGGTACATAACTTTTACTTAATGCGACTAAATTTGTAGCGCCAGTGTAAGAAGGGTTAGTAATTGAATAATTTAACGGAGCTGTCCCATCTCCAAAATCTACCGTAAATTTACTATTTAATTTAGCGTTTAAAGTTATTGACTGAGGGTTCGCTCCATTAATATTTTGAACTTGGAAATATGGAGGTACAGGTACTGATTTAGTAGGTGTTATAGATGGAGTAATACTTGGTGTAATTGTTGGTGTCGGTGTCGGCCCTACAGAAGTGGCAGTTGGGGTAGGTGTTGGTGTAGGTGTGGTAGGTACAAATTGAATTTCTTCACAACCTTCTGAACTTTGTACTGAAACAATCACAAATGGTAAACCTGACCAATCGGATGGGACATCAACATATATTGTTGGAGGTACATATGATAACTCATATGCCGCAAGAAAACAATTATTATTGTTATTATCGCAAACAGTTATCTGATAGGGTGGGGTACCGCTTATATTTGGGATTGTTATGTAGCAACTCATTCAAATATAAATACCAATAAACTACATATTTTTAGGGTACTTAAAAATCTCGTTATACCACCCATAATTATTATAAATCCAATCACAAATATCTGAACCTAAAATTTTTTGAGCATCCGATGGTAATAACTCTAAAGTCTTTTTTATCTTATGGTCCCCAAAAATACCATACACTTCATCATCTTCTTTTGTTATTTGTTCAATGTTTTCAAAATCATGTTCAAAATAAGGTATTTCAAAATATTCATAAATTTTTCTCATGATTAAATCGGGATACAAACATAAATCCTCATACTTAACAAACATCATATTTTCATTAATACCTTGTCTGAAAATTTCTTGTAGTCTTTCAATCGCCATACCAACAGGTTGTGAGTTTGCCCATATGTCTATTCTTTTAGGTGTTGATGTTCCTTTCAAATCCGAATGATTTACAATCCCAAAATCTTTGTGCTGATTTTTTCTAAAGTTTTTTTCCATAGAGGTATAGATATCTCTAAGGTCTCTCACCATACAAACAACTTTTGGTTTATCAACAATTTGTTGTAAAAATCCATAATGGACACCCCATCCTCTACTTTTATCAACCACATATTTTTTATCAGTAATACTTTCATAAAAACCAGTTAACCCCTCTTTACAAAAAGATAAAAATGCGTTTTTCATAAGTTCAGGGTCCTGAGCTTTGAATTCAGGTGAATTACTATAGTTTGCTCTAGCCGCGTACACTAACTCTAAAACACCACTTGTTGGTGTTGCGTATATGTCAGGGTTTTGAGCTAAAATGTTTTGTAGTAGAGTACTACCTGCTCGTGGTAGTGAACTCTGAAAAAATAATCTTTCCATTTTTAATATATTTTTTTTACTGATTCCCAATATTCTTTTTTTCCATATGATGTACAAATTTCTTCACCTGGCTCAATATCTTTAACCGCAATAAAATAATACATTCCATTATCTGAATCACATGTCCATGTTGCATTATTATCATCACTATGATTGTAAATACACCCATACCCAAGAGGTATTGCGTACTTTATTGGAGATGCCCCACAAGGATATGAGAAACGATATTTTAGTAATATATCATCGTTTGACCCTAAATCTGTTTTGAAAAAAATTGAATAACAGGTTTCAATTATTTCATCTTTTAATATTTTTTCAATCGCGAAAACCCCAAATCCGTGAATTGGGGACGATTTCACTTCAATTTTATTTGGTATCGGGATGTTCATTGTTACTTAAAGAATTTAATATGTTCTCAATGTCAAACATTTCAAACTCATCATTATATGGGAATTCCAAAGGTTCTCCCATTATGTTAAACTTGTTTAAATATGACATTTTTAATTCTGGTTTTTTTGTGAATTGGTTTGAAACAATATTTTTATTTGTTTCATATCCAAATACTTTTGGTGAGTTAACAATCCACAAAACTGTGGATTCTAATTTTAGAGCTCCCGCAACATGTTGACCAAAACTATCCATAAAAAATCTTTTATTACTTATCGCAATTAAAGTTGCAACTGACCTAAAAGTATCAGTGACAGGGATTGTATTAGCGAAAGATGGTTGGTCTTCTCTTTTCAGGTGAAAAATAGTGTAACCATATTTAAATTTTTCAATCACACTTTCAACAATATGGAATGGAATGTCACGAGCCCAAGAGTATTTCAAATTTTGTTCAACCCCTCCATTAGTTTGAATAACCATGATTGGTTTATCAGTTGTGTATTTTCTTGAAAAGAAATTAATCTCTCTCTCAGTTAGATATATGTTTGGTTGTTCACCATTATATTCTAAATCAAATAGTTTACACCAAGTTTCAATTAAATGTTCTGTTTTATTAATATGGTTAGTTTCAAGGTATGGGTCATGAGCCAAAAGTTTGAATTCTTTATCTTCAATATAGTCAGAATAAAAATAAGAATGTTCACCAAAATTAAACGCTCGGTCAACATGTGGATTGTTTAAGAAAACATCAGGATATCCTGAGACAACAATAAGTTTAGAATTTGGGTATTTTTTTTTAATTACTTCGGTAACTGCGGTTGCCAAAATACATTTACCTATACCACCATTAATTTGGAAAATTATATTCATAATCAAAGCTTTGATTAAAATATAAAATATGTATTAGTTATTGTGAAGATGAATTTTTAAGTAATTCAATTTCTTTTTCAAGTTTTTCAACTCTTAATATTGTTTCTTGTAATGATTTAACTGTTAGAGATAAAATACCATCATAATCTAGTCCGTATGTTCCGTCTTCTTTTTCACCATCGCCAAGCACTAATTCAGGGTATGCAATAAGTACATCTTGCGCAATAAAACCGTGTCTTGTTGTGCCGCTATAATCTTTATATTCAAATTTAACAGGTTTTAAATTTAAAATATGTGGTGTGATTTCATCATTAATATACTGAACATTTATTTTTCTTCTTAAATCGGATGTTCCACCTCCTGGTGTACTTAATACTCCGGCATCCGTAAGTGAGAGTATAATTGTACCATAAGTGCTGTTAACGACTTCAAGTCCTCCTGTACCATTCACTCTAAAAGTTTTATTTGGGTTTGTTGCACCTCCTGAGTTATTGGTAACTCTAATAAAATCTATGTAACTAGCGCCTCCGACTGTTCCACTTCCACAAAATGTGGTTAACGCTCCTACGGAACTACCGCTTATAGTTATACTTCCTTTTGTTCCTGAAATAGTACCAACAGAACCGCTAAAACTTGGAGAGTTAACTGAAGTGGTTCCACAAAAATTATTAGAATAGAATGTACATGCCACAGAAGCGGTTAATCCACATCCAGCAGCGAATGAAAAATTAGACGACACAGTATTTCCACTACCTCCAACAATACCACTAAATTGACCTGTAACCGAATTACACCCTCCTCCACCAACAAATGAATTTAAATTAGATATCCTATTACAGAATCCACCATTAATTACTGAACAATCACTACCTGAAGTAACCGCATTACAAATACCACCACCAATAAATGAGTATGAAGTATGACCAGAATTATTAGCACCTCCTAAAACAGATGTTGAGAATAAACAAGAAATATTATTTAAACCTCCTCCTAATACTGAATAACACCCATTTGATATCCCTTGATACCCCCCTCCTAAAAACGCAAAGTCACAACACGCAGAATTTTTAAACCCTCCACCAATTGTCGTACTTTGTCCTGAAATAACATTACATTGTCCTCCACCAATAAAAGAATAAGAACAACAACTTCTATTACATTGTCCTCCACCAATAAATGACCAAGCACCTATTGTACAATTTAATTCACCTCCAACTACAGTAACATAATTACCTGTAAGTCCTGAGTTTCTAAGACCACCACCTATAAATCCTGCAACACTTGAATTAGTATTCAAACATCCCCCGCCAATAGTTGAATATTTACTACTTGAGGTGTTACCACATCCTCCTAAAACCGCACTATAACCTCCAGAAACAGTATTTGAAATCCCACCTAAAATAGATGAATAAGAACCAGTATTAATAGTATTCCCTCTTCCACCAACAATTGAAGAATAGCTTGATGATACTGTGTTACAAGCTCCCGCACCAATAAATGATGTCCCACCACTATTAGAGTTACAACTTCCAGCACCTATAAATGAATTACCTCCTGAACCAATATTACAACATCCTCCAACAACAGTAATTAAAAATGTAGAAACGTTAGCACTTATAATATTACAACACCCACCACCAATAAATGAAGATGGTCTTGAAACTATATTATTTCTATTACCACTTACAATAGTAGAATAACAACCACTATTAGTATTACCACTTCCAACAAGTATTGAGCCGTAATATGCTAAATTACAAATACAGTTACCAATTCCATTAACAACAGTTGAGTAACACGCATTTAATGTATTACCACTACCATTACCCACAAATGACCAATCAGCATTGTTATAATTACAATAACCGTTAACAACCGTTGACCCGCTTCCTGTCGTATTATTTTGAAATCCATTTCCAATAAATGAAAAAGTTCCTGATGATTGAGTTACAGCACCTGATGGTGAAAATACTAAATTGTTCCAATCAGGTGTACCTCCACAAGTTCCGTTACCAAAACCACTACCAATAAATGACCAAACACCTGTCAAATTTTTAGCTGCCCCACATATTCTGTTTGATGTCCCTCCACCAATAAACGAATGAGATGAAAAACAAATAATATTACTATTTCCATTTATTATTGATGTATAACCCGACGTTGTAACATTATTATGACCTCCCATAACATGACTACCATTACCAACAAAACCGTAAGTCACATTATTAATCTGATGTCCAAATCCATTAATAACAGTGGTCGCGTAACTACCACAAACAAAACTATTAGTACCTCCAATAATTTGATTATAAGAACATCCTTTATCATTACCATCAATAATTTGAGAGCAATTGGTGTTCATTTGTAATGAAAAAGTATTACGCCAAATACAAGATGATGTTGAATTACCGATTAAATTTGAGTCCCCACAAATCCATCCCCCACATTTACCAACGTTTCCATTATTACTTATTATTGTTGAGTGTGAACCACATATAATACTTCCCCCATAGGTAAATCCTTTACCGGCATTAATAATTGCGGAATAATTACCACTTATAGTATTAGAGTTACCATTACCTATATAAGAGCTACACCCCGAAACAATATTGTTATAACCATTAGAAATGAATGACCCTGTTGTGTTTGCTGATAATGTATTACCACTACCATTACCTATAAATGAGTATGTTGACGTATTAATTGTATTACCACTACCATTAATAATACTTGAAAAACAAGAGGTTTTACCACATATGTTATTCAAACATCCATTAGTGATGGTGTTAAAAGAAGCTCCTTGTGATAAATTACATATACCATTAATTACACTACCATATCTTGATGAGACAGTATTACCAATACCGTTACCAATTAATGATGAAACAGACGATGAGGTATTTCCGGTACCATTAATAATTGAACCATAGATATTACTAGTGGTATTGTTCCTACCACCCCCTATAAAACTATATGACCCACTTGTTGTGTTTTTATACCCTCCACTAATAGTTGATGAAATAGAACATGCGGAATTACAACATCCATTTAGGATTGTTGTAAACGTTCCAAGGGAACTTACTAAATTATTAAATCCGTTTAAAATATT